CTACGGACTTTTAATCCGCAGGTCGTAGGTTCGAGCCCTACTGGGGGCACCGCTCGAGTCGCCCTCGTCCACCGCACCGGTGGGCGGGGGCGTTTCGTCGTTCAAGGGGCCGCCCCACATCAGCCAGTCGCGGTCGACGCCGAACGCCAGCGAGATCTTCTTCACCTTCACGTCCAGGGCCCGGGGGCTCTTGCCGTCCTCGATGCTCTGGATCTGTGAGGCCGGGATTCCGCACTTGGCGCCGAACTCGCGCTGCGACATACCGAGCTCTGCGCGCACAAGCTTCATGCGGTTGGCGAGCGAATCGGCCGGTCGCCACGAACTGTTCAGTGCAGTGGTCATGCAACGAATGATTGCACACAGCCAGTCGCGTTCGCAAACATTTTGGCAATCTGACCTGGTGTGGATGTAATGCGCTCTATATGACAGCGTTGACATTCAAAAGCTTGCATTGCAAGCTTTCGGCCATGGCCACAGCTACCCGACACCTCATCGAGGTTCAGCTCAAGGGGAAGACGCTCCGGGGCCTGGTTGTCAGCGCACGCCGTTCCGGTCGTAGCTGGCAGGCGATCGCGGATGAGGTCCGAGACCTCACGGGCGTGATCGTCAGCCGCGAGACCCTCCGGAGCTGGTTCCGCGACGTACCGCAGCCCCCAGCACTCGCTTCCTGATCCCACGAAAAAGCCCGCCCGGTGCTGGAACACCGAACGGGCACCGATCCCCACGAAAGGAAATCTGATGTCGGATTCTACGACACGACCACAGTTGGACCCAGACCTTCTCGCGCAGATTCGGGAGTCAGTGCGCGAGGAAGTCCAGAGTCGCGAGAATTACGCCGCCACCTGGACGCCGGATGCGATCCGCGAGATCGGTTACGACATCGCGGACCACCTCCTCGACGGACTCCTCGTCCACCTGATCAAAGCGGACGTCCTGAGGCGTGAATCAGGCCTGGCCTGCCAGATCAGCGCGGACTGGCAGGCCGCGGTCGAGCAAGCCCGGTCAGAAACGAGTGGTGAGCGCGTTGAACTCCTCACCGCCGCCACCCTCGGACTGTCCCCATCTCGGCGTGGCAGGCGACTGTTCACGGACTTCTTCAACCGCCACCGGGATTCCGGGGCCGAGGAAAATGGTCACGTTGCCGGTTGCAGTCGGGATCTCGACGGAATCGACGTTGCTGCAGGCCGCGGTGATCGCGCCGATCAGGCGCGAGACGACTCCGGCTCCACCCTCAATGGCGTAGCTATGACCACCGTAGTGGAGGACATGGCTCATGTTTCTTCTCCTTGTTCTGTTGGTGTGGGAACCCAGAGCGTAGGAGACGGGTGCGACTCGGCGGCGCATGTCGCCGCCGAGTCCGACACCACGGGCGGTGCGCGATGAACGAGTTGAACCTCTTCGACAACGCGCAGTCGCTGTTCGATGGGCTCCGCGAGGTGCGTGGAGATGGCACCGAGTTCTGGTCAGGGCGTGGCCTACAGCCACTGATGGGATACGGCACCTGGGAGAGATTCAAAAATCCACTCGAACGTGCGATGGCGTCAGCGCGGAACCAGATGGATGACGTGTCGAGAGATTTTCGCCGATCGGCGAAAATCTCAGGGACAAAGCCGATGGAGGATTACGAGCTATCCCGCTTCGCCGCGTACCTCGTCGCGATGAACGGGGATCCGAACAAGCCGGAGGTCGCCGCAGCGCAGAGCTACTTCGCGATCCGCACCCGGGAGGCGGAGACCCGCACCCCCGCGGTCGCCCTGCCGGACCGCCGAGCGCTCGCACAGATGGTCATCGAGGCCGAGGACGCCAAGGCTCTCGCTGAGGCGAAGGTCGCCGAACTCGAGCCCGCCGCTGCTGCATGGGAATCGCTCGCCGACGCCGAGGGCGACTACTCGCTCCGTGAGGCCTCGCAGATCCTCAGCCGCGACCCCGCGATCAACACCGGGCAGAACCGCCTCGCGAAATCGCTGCGCGAGCTCGGTGTCCTCGATCGCCGCGGCGAGCCGTATCAGACCCACATCAACCACATCCGCCGCCGGCCGACGGCCTACACGCACCCGCACACCGGCGAACCGAAACTCTCGTCTCAGCTGCGGATCACCGTCCCTGGGCTGCGCTACCTGCACGGGAAGCTCGGCGGCACACGACCGCTGCGCCTCGACATCGAGACCGGATCGGCGGTGGCGCTGGCATGACCGACCATCCCGCCGACAGGGTCCTCGACGCCGCGCTCGAGCACATCCCGCCATCCGGCCGGGCGCGTGCCCTAATCGACCACCACTCGGCGATCGCCGACCAGTTCGTGAACCGAGTCATGACCACCGAAACGGAGGCATCAGCATGATGTTCGGTCGTAGAAGGAAGCAGGCGGCAGCAGCGGCCGAGGCGAATCGTCGTGAGCGGCAGGAGATTCGCGACCGCGCCAAGGCAGAACACGCAGCTTGCGATGAGACAGCACACGAGAACTACAAGCGCCTTCCCGTTGCTGGATCGACGAAACAGTGCACGAAGTGCATCGAATCGAACCTCACGCCGGCGCTCGACCAGTACGGACTGCCGATGCGGGACTACTCCCACCGAGCGCGGGAGTACGAAGTGCTCGAGGTGCGCTGTCGATCCTGCGGTGCAGATGTCGCCCACGAGCGACCACTCGACGCAGTGCGTGCCCACGATGCGGCCGCCCGGCGTAACGGCATGGGTGTACCGGTCTACGAAGGAGAACAGCCGTGACCGATGCAACTGACGTCCTCCGCGCACGGGAGACGCTCCGAGAAATGGTGATGCGCATGCTTTCCGCTGGGATCATCGACCAGGCTGTCTCTGCCGAACTCTTGAGCGTCGACGCTGCGCAGGCCGCGGTGTCGCCTGTCGGACCGCGGAGTCTCCCCGCAAGGTCGGCGCTCGTCGAGTACCTCCCCGACGGGCAGTTCCGCCTCGTCCGCACCGGGAAGGTATGGACCGTCGAGGAACTCATTGTCGGCGACGAGTGGGAACAGCAGGGCGGACACCACCAGTGCAAACGAGACGCGCTCGCCTACATCGCGCGAGTGAAGAACCCGCCGCTCCTCGTGCGCGGTGAGCCCGACGCCACCCCGGCCGAATCCTCAGGCATCGCGCTCACTGTCCGTCGCGGGCTGGCGGGGACCGTCCGCCTGATCGCACGCACCGACGCCACGAGCTTCCGCGCCACTCTCACGCCGGCGGCAGCCGCCGATCTCGCCGCCGAACTCACCGGCGCCATCCTCTAACACCACCCACCGACACATCACGCGAGACCGATCAGGTCATCGCGCGGTCAACTGCACCCTTTGGAGCCCAACCATGTTCGGTTTCACCCGTCACACCCCGGCGACACCGGTCGACGTCATCGCTCCCGCGAACGTCTGGCCCGACGAGATCGCGGCCGAGTTCACCGACGACCGCGACGCCGCGATCCTCGCGACCGCCGACGCCGGCCGAGCTGGCATCGACCGGGCACAGCGGTACCGCCGCGAGGCGTGGCTCGCCGCGATCGTCCTCGGCATCGCGCTCGGCGGCATCGCGTGGGCCGGAGTGACCGAAGCGATCACCGGTCCGTTCCTCACCCGCTGACACCAACAGACCTGAAAGGCAATCGAAGTGAGCACCATGTTCCTGAACGTCGCCAAGCTCCGCGCCGCCGCCGAGTCGGGCATCGAACACGCAAAGTCCCGCCAGATCGAGTGGGACAAGCTCGTCGATGCCGCTGAGGCCGAGTGGGAGCGCGCGTGGCGCGAGGTCACCCTGCCGAAGTGGAAGGCCCTGCGCGACGAGATCACGAAAGCCCTCCGCAACGGCGGCAAGATCAGGGCCGACGCCGTCCCCATGCGAAAGGTCGGCTACTCCGACAAGGCCCCGGACACCTACCGCAAGTTCAACCGCGGCACCCGGATGTCCAAGTACTCGAACGTCGAGTGGGTCGCTGATCACGAGTACGGTCCGCGCCCGGTCCTCGATATCCAGGCGTTCGAGATGCTGATCGAGTTCCTCGACGCCGTCGACGCCGACAAGGTCAGCCAGGCGCAACTCGAGAAGGCCGGATTCCGCAACCTGTCGAAGCTGTTCACGGCCGCAGCGAACGGATTCTGGGCGTGAACACGCCGACCGAGCCGCGGTTACCGACGACGCCGGAGTCGTCGTGGAAGTCCTGCAGCCTCCACGAGTTCCGGCGTCACGCAGGGAAGCGCGTCGTCTACCTCAGCGTCGCGACCGGCAAACCGGCCGAAACCGGGATCGTCTCGCATGTCGACGACCGCTGGGTGTACGTCCACTACTCCGGCAGCCAAGGCCCACTGGCCACCCACCCCGACAACCTGCGCCTGACCGGCGAACGCCGATGAGCGACAGCGGCATCGACGACATCGAGCGCGACCTGCTCGCCGAGACCCGCCTGCGCAGTGCCCACGCGCTGCTGATCGAACAGCGCCGCGCGAACGCCCACGCGATCGCCGCCGGCGCCCCCGTCATCGACTTCGAGGAGACCACCTGTGACTGAACTGCAGACCCGCAAACCCACCGGACGCCCACCCTTCCCGCTGATCCTGCTCGAAGGGCCGTCGAAGACCGGCAAGACGTACGCCGCGGCCGAGCTGACCGCGAGCGAGCGTGTCGGCCGCGCGTTCTGGCTCGACCTCGGCGAAGGGTCGGCCGACGAGTACGGCGCGATCGAGGGCGCCGACTTCGAGATCGTCGTGCACAACGGCTCGTGGCTGTCGATCTTCGCCGCCGTCGAGCAGGTGCACGCCGTCGCCGCGCGGGCCGCGGCAGCCGGGGAGCCGCCGGTGATGCTCGTGTTCGACTCGATGACCACCGAGTGGGAAATGATCAAGGACTGGGTCAACCGCCGCGCGCGGCAGACGAAGGCCGCGCAGAAGATCCTGCAGGACGACCCGGACGCCGACATCAAGGCCGGCAACCTGTGGAACGACGGCGCCGACCGGCACGGCCAGCTGATGCGGCTGCTCAAGACGTTCCCGGGAATCGCTGTCGTGACGGCCATCGGCACCGAGACCGTCGCCCTCGACAAGGACGGCCGCCCGATCCCCGGCGAGCGGGACTACAAGATCGAGGCCCACAAGACCCTGACCCGCGACGTCAGCGCGTGGGTGCGGTACTCCCACGACACCGGCCCGCGCGTGGTCGGCGTCCGCTCGCCCCGCGCCGGATACCGGCCCGGCGTCGACCGCCTCGAGATGCGCCCCGAGTTCACCCTCGAATGGCTCGTGTTCGATCTACTCGGCTGCGGATCCGACACGACCGCCCGTGATCTCGTCGCGCCGCTCTCACTCGTCGACCTCGAGGGCTTCGCGCTCGCCGCGGACTCGGCCGACTGGGTGAACGAGACCTGGGCGATGGCGAAGGACGCTGCGATGCTCGACGTCGCGCTGCCCGGCGGCCGCACCGCCCGGGAGCTGCTCACCGAAGCCGCCGGCCGCATCAAGGCAGCCAGCGGGCAGCCCGCGCCGCGAGGCGGTGCCCAGTGAGCATCACCATCGCGACCAAGTCGCTGATCGAACTCCTGACCGACCTCGTGCTCACCGCGACCGACATCCGGGGCGTGCACCTACGCACCACCCGCGGCCACCTCGGCGAGGACCCCGAGGAGACGACACTGCTCGTCGGCACGTCGACGAACGGCGCGGTCCTCGGCCACACCTGGACCCGCTGCGCGGGCGAACTTCCTCCGATGGTGTGGCCGACGATGAACTGCAAGGTCATCATCGGCGCGCTCAAGTCGCTCGCCAAGGGCGACAAGGGGCACGCGGTCGACGTCGTCCTCGACGGCAAGACCGTCACGGTCATGGAGACCGCGACGCTGTTCGACGACGGCGACCGGTTCGAGTTCCAAGTCTCGGACATCGAGGGGTACCCGCTCGCGCGTATCCACCGCATCCTCGCGGGCGATCCGCTCCCGATCCCGCGCAACGAAGGCGGGGACGACCTGCCCGATACCGCCCGGACCACCTGGGCACCGGGCCATCTGGCGACGCTGCTCAAGATCGCCACGCGCCGGGACAAGACGCTCCACCTGTTCCGCCGGCACTCGAACCAGATCCACCTCGCGCAGATCGGTGACGAGTGGGTCGGGGCGATCGCGCCGGTGTCCGGGTGGGACCACGACGACCCGGACCGCCCGAACACTGACCTGTATCTCGAGGACCCGGACCGCTTGGATGGCGCGTGGCTGCTCCGGTACGGCGGCGGTGCGTTCATCGGCTCGACGGACTTCCCTGACGAGCAGGCCGATCCGCAACCCGAGGGGGCGGCGTCGGAGGTCGTGCAGCCCGCGCTCGACGACCCGGGCCCGGACGTTGCGGCCGACGTGTCTGCGCCTGCAGAGGACGACGAGCTCGACGTCGAGAAGCTCGTCGCTGCGGGGGAGGACGACCTGCTGCGCGACGCCGCGCAGGTGGTCGTCGCTGCCCGGCTCGGGTCGGCATCGATGTTGCAGCGCCGTCTGCGGATCGGGTTCGCGAAGGCGACCAGGCTCCTCGACGAGCTCAGCGTGCTCGGGATCGTCTCGGCGGCCGACGGATCGAAGGCCCGCGAGGTGCTCGTCGATGAGGCCGGGATGCGCGCCGCGCTCGAGCAGAGGGGCGACCGGGGCACGCCGTGACCGGTCAGCGGCAATCAGCAGGGCAAGAGGGAATGGAGGTGCTGCCGGTATGGCGTGGCAGCTGGTCAAGGAAGTGCTCGACGGTGCACCGCCGTCCCTCAAGGCCCCCGAGCGTCTCGTGCTCGTCGCGATCGCCGAGTGGTGCGACGTCGAGACGCGCACGTGCTGGCGACTGAACGAGGAACTGCGACTGCGGGTCAACATGACCGCATCCGGGTTGCGAGCCGCGTTCGCTCGGCTCGCAGCCGTCGGAGCGGACCCGCGGGTGCCGATCGCGTTCGCCGCGGACGGCTCGCCCGTCTACGCGTACAAGGGCCGCACGACGACGTTCCGGCTGCCGTACATGACCGCCGTCGACGGACACGAAGGCGACACCACGGCAACGCCTTCCGAAGGCGACACCACAGCGTCACCTTCCGCACGCGAAGGCGACACCACAGCAGCGCCTTTGAATGATCCACAGCCTGTTAGCGATTCATCCACAGGCGACACCGCAGTGGCGGCTCTGGCGGACGCAAAGGCGACACCACAGCACGCAAAGGCGACACCACAGCGCATCAAAGGCGACACCACGGTGGCGCCCAGTCCTTCCAAAACCAAAAGAAACCAATTCTTTCCGCGCGAACAGGCATCGAGTTATCCACAGCTTCGCGCCATCAACTAGGAGAACCACCCCATGGCTGGCGACACCGTCATCACGATCATCGGCAACCTCACCGCCGATCCCGAGCTCCGATTCACCCCCGCCGGCGCGGCCGTCGCGAACTTCACCGTCGCATCGACACCACGCATCTTCGACCGGCAGAGCAACCAGTGGAAGGACGGCGATGCGCTGTTCCTGCGCTGCACCATCTGGCGCGAGGCCGCCGAGAACGTCGCCGAGACCCTCACCCGCGGTATGCGCGTCATCGTCTCCGGCCGCCTCAAGCAACGCAGCTACGAGACCCGCGAAGGCGAGAAGCGCACCGTCGTCGAGCTCGAGGTCGACGAGATCGGCCCCTCGCTCCGCTACGCGACCGCGAAGGTCAACAAGGTCTCTCGGTCCGGGAACGGCTCCGGAGGCGGCTACGCGGGCAACCAGGACCGCGAACGGCCCCCAGCAGACGACCCGTGGGGCAACGCCTCACAGGCAGGCAGCTACGACGACGAACCGCCGTTCTGAGGCAGGAGATGACCATCATGCGACCCACCACCGACACCGTCGTCCTCGGCATCGACCCCGGCGGACGCTCGACAGGCCTGTGCCTGATCATCGGCCGCGCCGTCGTCGAACACCAGGTCGTCGTCAACGCCGCCGAGAAGATGCTGCCGATCGAACTGACCTACGTGCACGAAGTCCTCGGCGCCATGGCCACGATGGTCGAACGGACCGCGCTCGTCGTCGACGTCACGATCGCCGTCGAGGACGTCGTCCGGCCGAGCTGGCACATGAAGGGCCGCGCCGCCGCCGACCCCAGCGCGCTGCTCGCGACCGCGCAGATCCTCGGCGCGTGCGTCGCCTTCGATCCGACCATGCGCACCGTGCTCGTCCGCCCCCGCGGCAACGGATCCCGCGCGCTCGGCGAGTACCCGCCCGAGCTCGTCTCGCCCGCCGAACGCCGCAAGGACGGATGGCGGACACGCATCGGCACCGGACAGCTCCGGCACGCCCGATCCGCCTACGACGTCGCCCTCGCCGGACAGGAGGCGATCCACGCATGAGCACCGAACTGCCCGAGCCGTCCCGGTGCCGCTCGTGCCGCGCCGAGATCCACTGGGGCAAAACCCCGGCCGGGAAACACCTGCCCGTCGACGTCACACCCGCGAAGTCCGGGACCGTCGCGCTCGACGTCCACGGCGGCGTCCTCTACGCCGGCGTCCTCGTCGGCGCGCAGCTCGCCGCGGTCCGCCGATCCACCCGCCCCCTCTACGAACCGCACTGGGTCAACTGCCCCGACGCGAAGGCATGGAGAAACCGATGAGAGACACCCCACAGCGTCCTTTCGCGCACCTGTTCCCGGTCCACACCGTCGTCATCGCCCGGACGCTCCTCGACGGCCAGAAGTTTCTCCGCGCCCGCCAGGCCCCGGTCGAGAACCCGCTGATCGTCACCCACCCCGGCCAACTCGACGGAGGCGTCCGGATCCGCAAGGACCTCGTCCTGTGCACGCCCGCCGCGCAAAGCAACCCGCGATTCCAGGAGATCGCCGCCCGCCTGCAGGCCGTGATCCGCGGCGCCCTCGCGATCGCCAACGCCCGCGCCAACAACAAGATCGGAGACCAGGAATGATCACCGTGCTCGCCTGCCGAGGCATCGGCGAACCCCTGCAGGGCAACATGTGCTCGGCGGTGACCCGCCGCCTCGACCCGACGCGCTTCCGTGTGATCGAGGTCCCTTGGGCCGCGTCGTACGGCCCGGTCCCGCTGCCGCTCGGGCCCGCGTTCGACGACTCGCTACGCACCGGCCGCGAGCTCCTGCTGCGCATGATCGACGAGGACCCGAATCCCGTGCTGATCCTCGGCTACTCGGGCGGTGCTGCGCTGGCCGGCAACGTGGCCGCCGAGGTCGCCCGAGGCGAGCATCCGCGGCTCGAGGTCGTCGGGTGCGGGCTGATCTCGGATCCGTTCATGCCGCAGTACGCGTCGCCAACCCGCGGAGCGTGGGGGATCGCCGGGTACCGCCATGTCGCCCTGTCCGTCCCGACGCTGTGGGCCGCGGACCCCACCGACGCGATCTGCTGCTGCCCAGCGAACTCCCCACTCCGGACGATCGCAGACCAGACCCGCGCATTCAGCCTCTCCAACCTGCTCGGCTGGGGCATCGACCTCGTCGGCCGACTGAAACGGCAGGAGTGGCAGCAGGTCGCGATCGACTGGCGCAACCGCGACGAGGTCCACGCGATCTATCGGCAGGCCGCGCACGACCTCGACGGCTACCTGCGCCGCGGCGACCACACGAGCTACGCCCTCCGCATCAAGCCGCGGACGTCGATGACCTACACCGATTGGCTCGCGGACCAAATCAGCACCCTCGGAGGGAGACTCGGATGACCGAACAGGAACTCAACGCCCTCAACGCCCTCGTCGCATCCCTCGCGTCGCTCGAGGCCGGAGCGTCATCCAAACTGTGGACGTACTCGGAGGAGCGCAGGACGATCGAAGGCTCGGCCGGGATTCCCGTCGCTCTCGGAATCGCGCGCGCGGCCGACGGTTACCTGGCCGTCTCGGCACGCAACGCCCTGCCCGTGCTGCTCGGCGCGCTGCAGGCTGCACGCATGGAGCGTGCCGAGAGCGCCGCGCGCGCCGACCAACTGCAGGAGCGAGTCGCCCGGCTGACGGAGAAGGTCCAAGCATGGTGCCCGCACCTCAGCACGTCCGGGTACATCACGGGAGACGAGTGCTGCGACGAGTGCGGCCTCGTCGACCCGCACCGTGAGGTCGGTGACCGCTGATGGCGCGCACGTGCCCCGCGAAGCGGGCCAAGGTCGCGAAGGGCTTCGACTTCACCGGCTGCGACAACCGGAATCCCGACCTCTGCGCGTGCGGGGCCGATGGTGTGGCCGTGTGCGACGTGTGCGGAGAGGAGATCCACGACGGGCAGCGGATCGTCGAGACGTTCCGGCTGATCGAGCATCACGACTGGTCCGACGAAACCCTCATGCACGCGCGCTGCGCCGATGCCGGGGAGGCGCTGCCGTGACCGCGCTGATGCTGCTGCCCGACTGCGTCCTCCCCGGCTGCCGGCGCCCGGTCCCCGAGGTCGGACAGCCATGCGACGAATGCCGGGGCGCGTTCGGGGCGATGCTGCAGCCCGGAGGCCGGCCGCTCACCTCGGACCAGATCGAGGCACGAGACCGGGCCGTCGGAGCCGCCTACACGCGCAGGGGGTTCACGTGACCCTCACCGCCCAACAGCGCGCGTTCCTGTTCTGCGCCAGCCCGTTCTGGATCGTGCCCGCTCTCGCACGGTCTGGGGCGGGCGTCGACCGACTCCTCCCGAGCGGCGACGGCGGTCACGGAGGACCGATCGAGCCGAGCTGGGCAGCGGAGGCGTACGGATGGATGCCCGCTGGCGAGGGGCCGTCTCGTCGCTTCCACATCCGGAACAGCAACGGGCCGCGGCTCGAGCTCAAAGCTGAGGCGTTCGGCGACGTCCTGGTCACGGTCACGCGGCAGCAGCTCCGCGCCTACGCACGAAGTCTCCCGTACCCCGTCGTCGCGGAACTCCGCGCGCTCGACGAACCACGAGGGCCCCGCACCGACGACATCGACCGGGTGCTCATGACCGCCCTCAACCTCACCCGCCCAGGACACCAACCCAAGGAGCTGACCCTGTGGTGACCGAACCAGACCAGATGAACCTAGACCGCTCCGAGATCAGCCTGCTCGTCGACCGACTCGACCAAATCGTCGAGTGGGTGGCCGCCGAGCTCGAGAACGCGATCACCTGCCAGACCGCGTTCACGAACAAGACCATCACCCGCGTCGGCAAGGACGAAGAGGTGCCCCTCGCGTTCAACGAACGCGCATCTGACAATGCGCACGAGCTGCTCGGCACCCTGAGGAAGTGGACGAACTACGTTGCGACCGAGCACAGTCTGGCCTGGCCCGGCGACGGTCGTACGCCGCACTTCGCCCGCTGGCTGTCCCGCCATGCCTTCCACCTCGCCCGCACCGACGACGCGGCACGCGCATACACGGAGATCATCGACAGTTTCAACTCGGCCGTCGCCGTAGTCGATCGCCCCGCCGAGAAGCCGACCCGGCATCTCGACGAAGCGAAGCTGGACGAGGCCCGCCGGCTCAACCTGAACGCCCGCGCATGTGTGCAGATGGCGCACACCATGGGCGCCGAGTATGCCGACCTCACCCAACGTCGCGTGAAGTACCTCGCCGACGAGAAGGTAATCGCGCCGGTGTGGATCGCTAAGGCAGGCAGGAAGACCGAACGAGTGTTCATCTTCGGCGACGTCCTCGACGCCCACCTGAAACACCCCAAGAACGCGTGACCAGCGACGGCCGATCCCTATGCTAGGCTGACGCCGGCAGGTGCGAGAGTTGTAGCCACAACCTCGCACCTTTCGCGTATCAAAGAGCCACGTACTCGACTTCCCGATCGAGCGGCGTCGTACGACCGCTGTCGTATGGCACGCGACCGGTAATCGGCTACCAGACTTCCGCGACTCGTTCTCGCACCGGAGATGAGCGTGACGCATTCTGGGCGACACGGCCATTACGCTGCCAGGATGGGAATTGAACGTCGCTATCAAGTCTTCGTCAGCTCGACCTACGTCGACTTGATCGAAGAACGCCGTGAGGTCATGCAGGTGCTGCTGGAGCAAGAGTGCATACCCGCTGGCATGGAGCTGTTCGTTGCATCGGACGAGGATCAGTGGTCTCTCATCACGGAGGTGATCGATCTCAGCGACTACTACGTCCTCATTGTGGGTGGACGGTACGGCTCCACGGTGGACGGCATCAGCTACACCGAGAAGGAGTTTGACTACGCAGTCGGACAGGGAAAAACGGTTCTTGTTTTCGTACATCAGAATCCGGGAGCGATCCCCGCGGAGAAGACCGAACTGGGCGACGAAGCGAGAGAGAAGCTGCAAGCCTTCCGGGACAAAGTGACGACCGGGCGCATGGTCAAGTTCTTCAATAATGCCCAAGAGCTCGGATCGCTCGTCGGTCGAAGCCTGCACCGCGCCTTCAAGAAGAACCCTGCAGAAGGTTGGGTTCGAGGATCCATGGCCATGACTCCTGAGACCGAGGCCGAACTTGCCCGTCTCCGAACTGAAGTGGCGGAGCTGAAGCTGGAACGAGCAGAGACGCGGTCAGATACTTCGATTGATTCGAGTGCGTTCCAGCAGGGCCGAGACTCCGTAGACCTGCACTACCAGCACAACGCCGGCGAAAACGGCGAGTGGGAAACGCTAACCATGACCGTGACTTGGGATGCACTGTTCAAGGCTCTAGGGCCGAAGTTGATGAACGAGTGCACAGAGTCCACGATGCGGTCCAGCCTCAACACGGCCTTCAAGTACGACGCTCAGGACAAGGGCGTTCCGCTCGAACGGAGCACGAGGGTTGTCATTCTGGGCTCGACCTGGGATCGAATCAAGATCCATTTTCACGCGCTGGGGTGGGTTGAGGAGGGGAAGAAGAAGCGTCCTATCAACGACTCGAGCGTCTACTTGAGGTTGACGAAGGCGGGCGAGAAGCACCTCATTCACCTCATGGCTGCCCGAGTCGAGACCAAACTCGACGACCTCGACAATGGAGCCGTCCCCGACAACGGTGGAGATCACGAAGTGGCCGCCGTCTAACCACCCGATCACTGCGGCTGGGTATGCCGACCTCACCCAACGCCGCGTGAAGTGACGTCCTCGGCGCGCACCTGAAACATCTCAAGGGCGCGCGTGACCTGCGACGCCGACCTGGATCCAACGCTGCACCAACAGCGCCCGGTCGGGGTATTCGCGTACCCAGACACCGGGACTCTCGGCCGGCGGCCGTTGCGGCGCTCGACAGCGCGCGGCCAGCCACCAGCAGTCCCGGCCCCCAAGGTGCAGCCACCCGGCGCCCGGGGGAGACGCGCCCGCCGACACTTCCCTTGTCGGCGGGCGCACAGACTTCCGCCCGGCGTCAAAGTCACCGGCCCCATCCAGCCCCATGGTCTGGCGAGCACGGGGAACCGGAATCCAAGCACGCACAGAACGACGATCCGCCGAAATCTGCATCGGCGGTGGTGCGCGCTGCCCGGGCGGACCCAACCACTCACCGACGCAGGGGAGCCATGGCAGCGCCGAGGAAGTTCAAGGACATCGCCGAGTACCGATTCGACTCCGGCTGCGAGGCGAAGGAACCCAACGCCATCCAGCGCATGCACAAGCGCGGATGGCCGATCGACGTCATCGCCCGCGTCATGCGCTGCACCGACACCGCCATCCGCCACGCACTCGCCGCACCGATCGGGGGAGACCGATGAGCTTTCACGTGGGTCGAGCTCGTCGATGACATCGACGGCCAAGTCGACCACCGAGCGTGGTCTCGGGTGGCAGCACCAGAAGGAGCGCGACGCGCTACTCCGCGTGCACGTCGACGGCACGCCGTGCTGGTGGTGCGGCAAACCGATGCACCGCGATCGGACGCAGAACTGGGACTACGACCCGGACTCACCCGACCGCGCCTCCGGGTCACTCGCGGCCGACCACTCGCACGCACGCGCTCACGGCGGCACGAAGGCGGATCGACTTCTACATGGCAGGTGCAACAAGGAACGCCAGGACGGATCCCGCGATCACCAGAGGCCCGTGCTGCGCCGCCGCCGGCCGAAAGCCTTCCCGTGGCCAGAGCTGCCGACCGACGAACAAGGATGATTGCTTAGTCCTCCGGCGGCTGCCCCCTCCCGAAAATCTGCACGGGGCCCTGACTCCTGACTGCCCGGCCCCCAGTCAGGAATCTCTCTCCGGCGTTTTTTCCACCACACCCAACGCGCGCCGACGGGAGGTGATGCCGCATGACCACAAAGAAGTCCCCACTGCGTGCAGTCGCCGACGACGAGGTCGTGACGCCCACGAAGCCACTGACGGTGACACAGGCGGCGAAATCCGGTTCGCATCGTGCCTTGCTGGTGTCGATGCGCGATCGGATCGCCGATGCCGTAACGAATAAGGACTGCCCGCCACGTGATCTGGCGTCGCTGACCAAGCGCCTGCAGGACATCGCGAACGAGATCGAGGCGATCGACGCTCGAGCCGAGGACGAAGCGCCAGGCCGACTCCGCGACCTCGAGTCCGCGCTGCGCGAGCTAGATCCGGAGCATCCGCTGTTGACAGGCATGATCGATGACCGGTTCGACGCGTCGGCTATCTGAGGTTGCGCGGCACCTGGTCATCCCGGACGGGATCGTCACGTCACAGTTTCCGCGGGTCTACAAGCGACTGCAGGACATCGGCGTCGCCTTCGATGAATGGCAGCAGGGATTCGGTCGTGTCGCGCTCGGGTGCCGCGAAGACGGGAAGTACGCGGCGACGGTGGGCGGCGTGGTCGCGTCCATTCCGCGCCAGGTCGGCAAGACGTACACCGTCGGCAATCTGATCATCGGACTGTGCTTGGAGTTCCCGGGCCTGCGAGTGATCTGGACGTCGCACCACAACCGAACGACGACGAACACGTTCCGGTCGATGCAGGGGATGGTGCTGACCAAGAAGGTGCTCCCGCACCTCGCACCGAACGGAATCCGGACGGCCAACGGCGAGCAGGAAATCCGGTTCGCGAACGGGTCGATCATCATGTTCGGCGCCCGCGAGCAGGGATTCGGTCGAGGCATGGACGCGATCGACGTCGAGGTATTCGATGAGGCGCAGATCCTCGGCACGAAGGCGCTCGAGGACATGGTGCCATCCACGAACGCTGCGAAGCACGAGCATGGCGCGCTGCTGTTCTTCATCGGTACGCCGCCGCGGCCGACTGATGATGGCGCAGCGTTCACCGCGAAGCGCAAGCGCGCACTCGATGGCAAGTCACGCGACCAGATGTTCGTCGAGTTCTCCGCCGACGCCAGCGCGGATTCGGACGACCGCGAGCAGTGGGCGGTGATGAACCCGTCCTATCCGCACAGGACGCCTCTCGAATCGATGCTGCGGATGCGTGAGAACATCCCCGACGAAGACTCGTGGCGCCGCGAGGCGATGGGTATCTGGCCTGACGCGAGTGAGGACGCCGACAAGCCGGTGGTCAACCTCGTTGCGTGGTCGAACCTGTACGACGGCGAGCCGACATTCCTCGGTGTCACGTGCCTTTCGGTCGATATGTCGACCGAACGCGACACCCGCGACCGCACGTGCTCGATCCAGGTGGCCGCGAAGACCGCCAAAGGCGCGCACCTGCAGCTCGGCTACCACGGATCGGCTGACACGACCACGGTGGTGAAGTTTCTCGTGGCCGCGGTCGAGGCAGGCGACCCCGTCGCGGTGGTGATCGACCCGAAGTCGACCGCGCAGGTGTTGATCCAACCGCTGCAGCGGGCGGGGATCGAGCCAGAGCTGATGCGCCCCCAGGACGTCATGGCATCGACGGCCGGATTCCTCTCCGCGACCGACGAGGGCCTCGTCACTCACGACGACGACCCTCGGATGGTCGAGGCCTTCGCGGTGGCGAAGCTTCGGGAGATCGGCGACGGAGGCGGTGTGGCTTGGGCACGAAAGAAATCGGGCACCATCTGCCAGCTCGTCGCTGCGTCGAACGCGCTGTGGGGCCTGTCCCAATTCGAACCGAAGGCTGTACCGCCGCCAGCGGAAGTGGGTTTCGAACCTGCTCCCGACGGTGGGTCGGTCATGGGTGACCTGATGGAGGTGTCGTGGTGAGCATGGTGGAGGCACCGTCGCCGGGTGAAGTCGGTTATGTCGTTGCGAATCCCGACGCGGGATATCGGGCGATCGACGTCGAGGACGTCCCCGAGCTGCAATGGCCGCAGTGTTTGAAGACGTACGACTCGATGCGCCGGCAGGACGCGCAGGTTCGCACCGTGCTCAAGGCGGTGACGCTGCCGATCCTCGCGACTCCCTGGCGACTCGACCCGGCCGGCGCCGATCCAGAGGTCGTCGCCGACATCGGGGAGCAGCTCGGTTTGCCGATCGTGGGATCGGAAGGGGAGAAGGCTAGCCCCCGCCGACTGCGCCGCTTTTCGTGGTCGGAGCATCTTCGGATGGCGCTGCTGTCGTTGCCGTTCGGGGCGATGTTTTTCGAGCAGGTCGTCGAGTTCGATCCTGAGGTTCGTCGGTATCGGTTGCGGAAGTTGGCGCCGCGGATGCCCGCGACGCTCGCCGACATCAAGGTCGCCCGTGACGGCGGCCTGGTCGCGATCGAGCAGCGTCCACCGGGCGGCACGCAGGTGTTCCGGGCATCGGATGCTGGCCGGATTCCGATCCCGGTCGACCGACTCGTGGCCTACGTGCACGAGCGCGAGGGCAGCAACTGGGGCGGCGAGTCGATGCTGCGGGCGGCCTACAAGAACTGGCTGCTCAAGGATCGGCTGTTGAAGCTCGAGGCGCTGACGATCGAACGAAACGGCATGGGCGTCCCGGTCTACACCAACCCGGAGAACGCGTCGCCGACGGACATCGAAAAGGGCCGCAGGATGGCGAACGCCTACCGGGCTGGCGACGGATCCGGGGCGTCGCTGCCGCATGGCTCCGATCTCACGATGAAGGGCGTGACCGGTCAGCTTCCTGATCCGCGTCCGGCGATCGAGTACCACGACGCGCAGATCGGCCGCGTCGCACTTGCGCACTTCCTCAACCTCGACGGCCAAGGCGGTTCGTACGCGCTCGCGTCGACGCAGGCCGACCTGTTCACCACCGCGGTGAAGTCGGTCGCCGAGATGGTCCGTGACGCGGCGAACCGGTACATCGTCGAAGACCTCGTCGATTGGAACTTCGGCGAGACGGTGGCCGCACCACAGATCGTGTTCGACGAGATCAGTGAGTCGTCGCTGTCAGTGGCGACTGCCCTTCGCACGCTCGTCGACGCGGGCGTGATCATCCCGGACCGCTCGCTCGAGGAGCAGGTACGGCGCTGGCTGGATTTGCCGGCCAAGGACTTTCCGCCGAAGGAGGCTGGATGAGCAAGCAACAGTGGTGCCGGATCAACGCCCTTGCGGGCGGCGGCGCCGAGCTCCTGATCTACGACGTGATCGGCTCCTACTGGCGTGAAACCTCCGCGCAGGCGATTGCCGAGCAGATCAAGGACATCACCGCGGACGAGATCACCGTGCGGATCAATTCGCCCGGCGGATCGGCGTTCGACGGCATCGCGATCATGAACGCGCTACGGGCGCATGACGCACGCGTCGTGGTCCATGTCGACGGCCTCGCCGCGTCGGCTGCGTCAGTGATCGCGATGGCGGGTGACGAGATCGTCATGGGTCCCGGTTCGCAGATGATGATCCACGAGGCGTGGGTCTTCACGGAGGGCGACGCCGCGTTCCTCCGGTCCGAGGCTGACCGCCTCGACAAGATGTCGGACTCGATCACCTCGCTCTACGCGCGCCGCGCTGGCGGCGACTTCGACGAGTGGCGTGCCCTCGTCGCAGCCGAGACCTGGTTCACCGCAGAGGAAGCCGTCACAGCTGGTCTCGCGGACCGGGTCGATGGCGATGCCGCCGAGAACGGTGATCTCGCCGCGACGTTCAACCTGTCGCGGTTCCGCTTCGCGGGCCGGGCCCAGGCGCCGGCACCGCGCATCCCCTCTGCCGAGGCGGTAGAGGCCAACAACAGGAAGGAGGGCGCCATGCCCACCCTCAAGGAAGCCCTCGCGACGCGCCTCGGCACTGCCGCCGACGCCGACGACGACACCGTGGTCGCTGCGCTCGACGAGGCCCTCGCTGAGCGAGCGGACACGAGCGCGTCGGGATCCTCCGACATCGAGGCCCGCGCTGGCGTCGTCACTGTCGACGCTGACCAGTTCGCATCGATGCAGTCGGAGATCGTCGCGAGCCGCGAGTTCCGCACACGCCAGGAGGCTGCCGAGACGCGCGCGTACATCGACGCTGCGCTCGCGGCCGGCAAGTTCCCGCCGTCGAAGGCGGAGCACTACGAAAAGCTGATCGCCGCGGCACCGGCCGAGACCCGGGCACTGATCGACGGCATGCCCGCCAACGTGTTCCCGGTCGCCGAGATCGGCCACGACGGCGACGGCGTCGGCGGTGATGGCAGTGGCGGCGACATCCGTCAGTCGGCCGCCTACAAGGCACTGGAGGGATTCTGACCATGTCCGGCATCAACGTGAAGTTCGAAAAGGGCCGCATCTCCTACACCGCGGAGGCGGCCGTGACCGGAGGCCAGGTCGTCGACCCCGGCACCGGCAAGCGCACCGTCAAGCCAGCCGCCGCAGATTCCGAGCGGATCCTCGGCGTCGCGCTCACCGACGCGGCGCCGGCGGCGTCGTCCACGCCAGGCGTGCTCGTCGCGACGACCGACGTCGTCACCGTGGCGAGCGGCATGGGCTGTGTCCCGGTCGTTTCCGACGGCTCGGCCGCCGTTGGCGACCTCGTCGTCTCCGCTGGCGGCGGCGCGGTGAAGAAGGCCGCCGGCACCGAAGGTGTCGGCGCGATCGTCGGTCGGGTCAAGGAACTACTCAGCGACGACGGCAAGTCGGTCCTCGTCGATCTCGGGCTCTAGGAGGGCTGTACCAGTGGCGAAGACCATCGTTTCCATCCATGACGGCAACAAGATCACCGTCTCCGACCTGATCGGCGCACCGGACGTCATCCCGACTCGGGCGATCGATCTGGTCCGCGACAAACTCGTCGCCGAGACGCTGTTCCGCAACGGCGGCAGCCCGGCGAGCCCGGTCGTGCAGTTCACCCGCTCGGCGCCGGTGTTCCTCGACGGCGACCCCGAGATCGTCGGCGAGTTCGGCGAGATTCCTGTCGCCGGCTCCGGCGAGGGGCAGCCCGAGGTCGCGGTCGGACACAAGCTCGGGCTGGCGAACCGCATCTCCCGAGAAATGAAGGACTACAACCAGATCCAGCTGGTTCTCAAGAACCTGACTCGCACCACGAACACTTTCATCCGCGCGAACGACAAGCTCGCGCAGAAGGCACTCGCTGACGCCGGGGTCCCCGAGATCCCGGCATCGGACACCTGGGGCGGCTCGACGAGCAACCCCCGCAGCGACATCGCCGCCGCGATCGAGTCGGTGAACGGTGCCCTGCACGACAACAACCCGAACGAGCCCTACGGCTACGTCGCAGACACCATCGTCATGAATCCGGCACTGTGGCCGGTCCTGATGGACGACGACCGATTCAGCAAGCTCTACAACGGCGACGCCGCGAGCGAGCACATCGGGTTCAAGGGCGCGCTGCCCGGCAGCCTGATGAGCTGCAACGTCCTCCAGTCGCGGTTCTGGCCCACCGACAAGGTGCTGGTCCTGCAGCGAGGCATCACCGGCTTCTACGCCGATCCGCGTCCGCTCGAGGCGACCGGCCTGTACCCCGAGGGCGGCGGCCCGAATGGCGGCCCGACCGAGTCCTGGCGCTCGGACATGACGCAGATCCGCATCATCGGTGTCGACGAGCCGCTGTCGGCCTGCTGGATCACGGGGATCGCATGAGCGACCTCTACCGGCTCGTGAGCAAGTCCTGGCAACCGCCAGGCACTCGCGACCGCATCACCCGAGGGACTGTGTTCACCCCGCCGGAGAACCAGATCGATCGTCTGCTGCGAATCGGGGCCATCGTCGCGGTCGACGGAGCCCACGAGCCAGGCCTCGACGTCGACACGCGCAGCCCGGACGGCTCCGGCGACGAATCCAGCGAGGGCACATCGGCTGACGGCGACGCCAAGGCTGACGCCGACTCTGACGCCGACGCTGACGCCGTCGCCGACGCCGACGCGCCTGCCGGGCACGACCAGGACACCGAGCATCCGGCCGCGGCGGAGACCGAGCGCCCGAAGCAGGCGGCACCCAAGGCCGTGTGGGTCGAGTACGCGGTCGCACGCGGCATGGACCGCGACGCGGCCGAGGGACTCGACAAGCGCGAGCTGATCGCCGCGCTGTCCTGACGGGGCGAAGGGAGGCAGCGTGGCCGAGTTCGCGACAGTCGATGAAGTGACACGCGGTCGACGTCCCCCGACCGAGGAGGACCGCGCGAACATCGAGGCGATGATCGTCGCCGCCGGCATCTGGATCCGCGGGCACAGGTCCGCCATCGCGGATGACGACCGGGCCGCCAACTTCGTGGTCGTCGACGCGGTCCGAACCGCGATGGACACCGAGAAGTACCGCGGACTCGTCGCCTTCACGAAGACCACCGGCGGCGTCTCGCGCGGCGGCACCCTCGCCAACCCCGGCGAGATCCTCGTCTTCACCGACTTCCACCACCAGCTACTCGGGATCTCCCGAGTCGGCACACCGAGCTGGCATTTCGGAGGCCTCGATGGATGACCTCGGCAATCAGACCGTGCGCGTGATCGAACGGGTCCGCGGCAAACGCGGAGTCATGACCGAGCGGCCCGGCGCAGTGTGGCCGGGCTGCTCGGTCCAGCCCGTCGACTCGGCGGAAGGCGTACCCCTCGAGCGGCACACCCGGTGGGTCCTCTACGCCCCTCCCGGCTTCCCCGAGTCGTCGGAGAACGTCCTCGCGGTCGATGGGATCGGTGACCGGCTGCACGTCGACGGTGACCTGCAGACGTGGTTCGACGACGAGGGCGTCGCCGAGTACGTCTGGGGCTACCTCGAACGCTGGAACGGGAAGGGGACCAATGGCTAACGGTAAGCCCGGCAGCATCCGGTTCTCGTCGAAGGACGCCAAGGCGATCATGGCGTCGAAGCACGTGCAGGCGGCAACCGCGAAGCAGGCGAAGGTCGGCGCCGATGCCTTCCGGAAGGAAGCGCGCCGGCACAAGCGGTCCGGCCAGCTCGCCGACAAGGTGCGCGTCGAGCCCGCGAAGGGCTGGGACGGCCGGCCCGGCTCGCGGATCGTCGCATCGCGCCGCGGCAACCAGTCCGCCCTGTTCGGCACCAGCCGCTCGCGGCCGGTACGCGCGCAGGAGGCGGCGATCCGAGCGATGAACCAGAGGCGGAGGTACTGACATGGTCGTCGAGATCGACGACACCCTGTTCCCCGACATCGAGGACGTGCTGATGGCGTACCTCACGCCACTCGGCGAGACGGACACCGAGCCGCCGGACCCGGACGAGGGCGGGCGCGGGATCCAGATCAACCGCGTCGGCGGCTACGACGACGGGATCAGCGACTACCCCCGCGTGATGATCGTCTGCCACGACCCTGACCCGCGGGCCGCGTCGAAGCTGGCTCGGCAGGTCGCGAACTACATGGAACGGATCGTCGACGCAGAGATCGACGTCGAGGACGAGCCGAAGCCGATCGGTGTCGACTCGTGCCGGGTCGATACCCCGCCGGAGGCGGAACCGTTCGAGAACCCGGACGTCCGCCGCGTCGTCGCCTACTACGCGCTGAGCCTGTCGAAGCCCTGGCGGCGCTGACACACCCCGAACATCCACGAGGCCCACGACATTCGTTGTGGGCCTTTCTCATGCCCAGGAGGCACCCATGCCCACTGATATCGGCAAGCTCGAGGTCGCGCGGCACCAGCGCGAACTCATCCTCAAGCCCAAGCGCATGCACATCTACGGCATGCCCATGTCCGTCGACCCGATCCAGGCAATCACCGAGGGATCGAGCGCGCAGCTCGCGGAACTGCCCGAGGGTGCGTTCGACTTCGGCCTGCTACTCAAGGACGACGCGATCACCCTCACGCGTGAAGTCGAGAAGGACGACATCAACGCGATCGGCTACTCGAACCCGGTGATGTCCGACTTCATCTCGGACGTCTCCGGGATCCAGTTCACCGGCCTCGAGGCGAACCGCTACAACATCCAGAACAACCTCGGTGTCGACCTGTCCGCGATGACCGCCGACCCGGTGACCGGCGAGGTCGCGTTCGACCAGCCCGCTGTTGCCGAAATCCTGCAGCTGCGCTACCTGCTGATGGCGCAATTCAACACCGGCGTGGATCGGATCTACCTCGCCCGCCTGCTCTACTGCGGCGAGGTCGCCGAGATGGGCGAGCAGACGCTGTCGGACGCCGGCGGCGCGCTGACGTGGCCGACGAAGGTCAACGCGATGGTCGACCCCGTACACGGCGTCTCCGTGCGGCACTTCTTCGCTGGCCCCGGTTGGGACCGCGTCCTCGAGGACGCCGGCTTCAAGAAGGGCACCGCCCCCGGCGGACAGTAGTCCGCCCTCTGAACAGCACCGGGCGGGCGGGGATTGGCGGTCGACCGCCCGCCCGGTGCTCACCATGACCGCCCCACCGACCACCGATCGAGGAGTTGATCCCTCATGGGACAGATGCCCACCTTCAACGCCGACGGCTGGCAGCCCGTCACGCTCGTCTCACCCGACGGCCGCACCTACACGCCGGGCGATCACACCGAGCACCGCCAGCTGCTCGCCTCCGGATACCGCGAGGCCCCGGCCGAGTCGTCGCCTTCCGTGCCCGACGTCGCCGCTGCCGCTGCATCGGCGGCCGCCGACGATCCGGACGTCAAGCTCGCGCTCGACGCCCAACAGGCCCGCGACGCCGCCGAAAGCGCGGCCGAATCCGCAGCCGCCGTGACCGCAGCGGCGGAAGCCCCCAAGCCCAAGACCAGCCGACGTAACGGAGGTGCGCAGTGAGCGCGAAGGACATCGACACCGTGACCAGCTTCGAGCCGCGAAATGGCGCTGCTGCAAGGCAGTACGACTCCACCCGGCCGAAGAAGGAACCTTTCACCTTCCGGGTGGCCGACTCGCCGGAGTTCGTCGTCGAAGAACCTGACGGCTACACCGTGATGGACATCGAGGAGGCGAAGACCTCCCGAAGCGTGCTCAAGCTGTTCCTCGGGGACCAGTACGAAGACCTCGAGGACTACATCGGACCGCTCGATCCCGATGTGCTCGTGGACATCGCACGCGACATGTCGAAGCACTTCGGCCTGTTCGACGCCGACTCCGCCATCAACCGCGCCGAGCGCCGCAGCCGCGATCGCCGCCGCGGTGGCCGTGGTCGCCGCTGACCATGAACGCAGACGAGAACGGGTCGACGGCATCGTTTTTCGAGACACTTCTCGACGAGGCTGTCGGCCCGTTCTTCGTCTCTCTGGACGACGGAACCGAACTCGTCGTCGAGGTGCCCGCTGCTGACGACGTCGCCGACCTCGACACCACAACCTCCATCCACGACGTCCTCGATCTCCTCGTCGACGAAGACACAGCCGACACCATCGCCGACGCGTACGCCCGCCGGCCGATCAGCGAGCTCGCCGACCTCGTCGACGACATCCGCGCGCACTTCGCGCTGCTCACGCCGCCCGATCAGGGTTGGGCCTACCTCGTCGACGAGATCGACCGCTACGGCATAGCGATCGACCGGGACCTGTTTGGCATGCCCGGGAACGCGCGCCTCTACGACTGGGTGCGCGACCACGAAGACCTGCCGTGGAACAACTTTCTGCGCATGCTCCCCACCCTCCCCGTCGGGGGCTGGTACTACGCCGCGATCGCCGACGACGACGAACGCGCCGACCAGATCCTCGAGATGGAAGCCCGCGGCGAACTGCCGCCGCGCTCGAACCGTCCGTCGCTGATCGGGTGGACGCCCGAACGCGAGCTGATGACCGAGGTCGCCGAACTCCTCGAGCACGTCGTCCACGGCATCTGGGGCGCGAGCCCGAAGTTCAAGGGCAAGGGCGGCAAGCCGCCGCAACGTCGGCCACGCCCAGAGACCGCGCACGACCGCGCCGAAGAACGCGACGCACTCCGCGAGCACGACGACCTCTCGTCGCAGCTCCTCGGCGCCCGCTACGCGCGGCGCTACTCCGAAAACTAGGGGGTGCCCCATGGCCGACCTACAGGGTGGGCAGACATTCCTCAACGTCCTGCCGTCGATGACGGGCTACTTCAAGCGGATCCGCTCGGAGATCCAGGGCAACCCGATCGAGCAGAACGTCGACGTCAAGATCAACGAACGCCGCCTAGCGAAGGCCAAGAGCGACCTCGAGTCGATGGTCAAGGCCGAGGAGGCAGCACGCCGCAAGGCCGCCGACGCCGCCGGCGCCCAGACCGTCGCCGAGGCGAAGCTGCAGGCGCTCCGCGAGAAGGGCGTCACCGACGTCGGACGCCTCGCCGCCGCCGAGGAGGCCGTCGAGAAGGCGAAGCGCGGCAGCGAAGCGGCATCGAAATCACTGGCGGAAGCCGAGTCCAAGCGCAAGGCCGGCGACATGCGCGTGCAGCGCATCGAGGCGCAGTTCGACGGCAGCAAGGCCGACGCGCAGTCGGAGTCGTTCCTGCAGCGTCTCGCCGCGAAGTCGGAGACCTCGGGCCACGGGATCGGTTCGAAGCTCGTCGGCGGTATCGGCGCGGCCATGAAGACCGGGGCGATAGCCGTCGGCGCGACCGTCGCAACCGTCCTCGGGGCCGCCCTGACGAAGGGCTTCAACCGGCTGACCGCGATCGAGAACGCGCAGGCCAAGCTCAAGGGCCTCGGACTGGCCGCCGACGAGATCAAATCCGTGATGGGCGACGTGAGCGCCTCGGTGTCGGGCACTGCCTTCGGCACCAACGAAGCGGCCGACGCCGCGGCGATGGCGCTGTCGAACGGCATCAAGCCCGGCAAGGACCTGCAGCGCACCCTCAAGCTGGTCGGCGACGCCGCGGCGTTCGCGAACAAGGGTTTCGGCGAGGTCGCGCCGATGGTCATGAAGGTCGCCGAGTCCGGAAAGCTCGGCGGCGACGTCCTGACCCAGATGGGTGAGAACGCGATCCCGATCATGGCCGGCCTGCAGAAGGTCACCGGCAAGACGGCCGAGGAAGTCCGAAAGATGGCCTCCGACGGGAAGATCGACTTCGAGACCTTCCAGAAGGCGCTCGAGTCGTCGATCGGCGGGTCGGCTCTGGCCGCCGGCGACACCTTCCAGGGCTCGATGAAGAACATGGGCGCTGCACTCGGCCGACTCGGCGAGACCCTGCTGTCGGCGCCGTTCAAGGCCGCACCCGGAGTGTTCAAAGGCATCACCGGTGGGATCGACAACATCAACGCCAAGACCAAGGGCGTCCTCGAGCTGCTGACGACGGGCGCGTTCGGCGAGGCGTGGGAGAAGGCATTCCCCGGCAAGGACCTCTCGAACTCGGGTCTCGCGCGCGGGATCGTCACCATCAGCGAGAACATCCATTCGCTGTTCGCCGCGACGAAGCTGTTCGCGACCGGCGATTTCACCACCGACATCGGGCGTGCGCTCGGCGTCAGTGAGGATTCCGAGCTCGTCGACCGCATCCTGCGGACGCGGGAAGCGATCGAGCAGGCACGCGACACCGTGAAGCTGTTCTTCGGCGTGATCGCGGGGGACGGCGCCGACGTCGACCTGCCGTGGATGAACAAGGTCATCGACGCCGGCGTGATGGTGCGCGGCTGGGGCGAGCAGATCGGCCGAATCTTCGGGACGGTCAAGGACATCCTCGTCGAGCTCGGCCCACCGGTCGGGCAGATCGTCGGCTCGCTCGGACAGGCCTCCGCGGCGATCGGCATCAGCACCTGGTCGCTGTTCCTCGACGTCCTCGAGGCGCTGCTGCCCGTGATCGGCGACATCCTCGTCCCGGCGGTGCAGACGCTCGCCGACCTGATGGCCGCGCACCCGGGGATCGTCACTCTCGTGGTCGGCGCTTACACCGCCTACCGCGGTGCTGTGGTGGCGGCGACGGCCGCCGTGAAGGTGCAGGACGTGTGGGCCAAGCGGTCGATGATCACGACGAAGGCGCACGCAATCACCACGAAGGCCTCGACCATCGCGACGCGCGCGTGGGCCATCGCTCAGACCGTCGCGTCGACGGCATCGAAGGGCGCCGCCGTCGGCGTCCGCGCACTGAACGCGGCGATCAAGGCGAACCCGATCATGGCGATCGTTTCGGTGATCACCCTGCTCGTCGGCGCGCTGGTGTGGTTCTTCACCCAAACCGAGACCGGCAAGCGGATCTGGGAGACGGTGTGGTCGGGCATCAAGGCTGCAATGGCCGCCGCGTGGGACTTCATCCGGCCGATCTTCGAGGCAATCGGTGCCATCTTCACGTGGCTGTACGAGAACATCGTGCAGCCGGTATTCACCGGGCTCAAGATCGCGCTGGCGGTCGTCATCACGGCGTTCCTGTTGTTCTGGGAGGGCGTCAAGCTTTACCTCGAGATGGTCGGGGCGATCCTGACCTGGCTGTGGGAGACCGTCGCCCAGCCCGTCTGGGAGCTGATGAAGGTCGGGCTGCAGGCCCTCGGAGCGTTCTTCGGGTGGGTGTGGAACTCGCTGATCAAGCCCGCGTGGGACGGCCTCGGCGCCGGTATCTCGTGGGTGTGGCAGAACGTGATCCAGCCCGCCTGGAACGCGCTCAAGGCCGCGCTGCAGGCAGTCGGCGCGTTCTTCGGGTGGGTGTGGAACTCGCTGATCAAGCCCGCATGGGACGGCCTCGCGGCCGGAATCAAGTGGGCCTGGGAGAACGTGATCCGCCCCGCCTGGGACGGCCTCAAGACCGCGCTGCAGGCTCTCGGCGACTTCTTCAAGTGGATCTGGGACAACGCAATCAAGCCCGCGTGGGACGGCCTCGGCGCGGGTATCTCGTGGGTCTGGGAGAACGTGATCCGCCCCGCGTGGGATGCGATGACCGGTGCTCTCGGCAAGGTCCGCGACTTCTTCGGGGAGGTCGTGAGGGGGATCCAGGACAAGTGGAACGGTCTCAAAGCCATCCTCGCGAAGCCGATCAACTTCCTGATCAACACCGTCTGGAACGGCGGCATCCTGAAAGCCTGGAACAAGGCGGCCGATCTCCTCGGGCTCGACAAGGCCGAGGAACTCGCCGGCATCCCCGAGCACCGCAACGGCGGCGCGATCCGCGGGCCCGGCACCGGCACGTCCGACGACGTGCTGATGTGGGGCTCGAACGGCGAGCACATGCTCACCACGAAGGAAGTCCAGCGCGTCGGCGGCCATAACGCCGTCTACGCGCTGCGCGACATGATCATGCGCGGCGTCCCGTTCACCTGGGACGGCGGGCAGATCATCCGCGAGCTCGGCCGCGACAACGTTGACGCCTACGGCGCCAAGGTCGCGGTCAAGGGCCTCGGCAACGTCAACCCGCAGGGCATGTTCGACTGGCTGCTCCCGAAGTACAAGGACGGCGGCGAGATCCGCCCCGCCTGGCAGTCGCAGCTCGAGAACGGCCACCGCGCCGCGAAGATGCGGAACGGCAACCCGTACACGTGGGGCTTCGAGGACTGCTCGGGCTACGTGTCGGCGATCGCCGACGCCATCCTCAACGGCGGCAACGGCTCGTGGAAGTGGGCGACGGGATCGTTCCCGGGCGGGCAGCCGTGGGCACCTGGTCTCGGCGAAGGATTCTCGGTCGGCGTGTGGGATGACCCGGGCGGACCGGGCGGCGGCCACACCGCCGGCACCCTCACCGGTGTCGGCCCGTACTCGACGACCAACGTCGAATCGGGTGGTGCGCACAACTATGTCGCGTATGGCGGCCCCGCGGTCGGCGCGGATGCGCCGATCTTCGCGGGCAAGTCGCCGGGCCTGTTCCACCTGGCGATCGGCGCCGACGGTGCGTTCGAATCGGCGGGCGGTCCGTCACCGCAACAGAAGACGTCGTGGCTGCAGCAGAAGATCGCGGGCATCTTCGACTTCTTCCTGAACCCGATCAAGGCCGGGATCGGCGCTGCGATCGGCACACCCCCGCCGGAGTGGCTCGGCATCCCGCCGAGCTTCCTCGACCACGGTCGCGACAAGGCGTCGGCGTTCCTGTCCGAGAAGATCCTCGGCCTCGGATCGCTGCTGTCGTCGGTCTGGAGCCGGGCCAAGGACGGATTCGGGCTGTTCCGAGACCAGGGCGGCTGGATCCCGAACGGGCTCTCGATCGTTCGGAACGAGACCGGCAAGCCGGAGGCGGTCCTGAACTGGGAGCAGATCATGGCTCTGCGGGATCTGTTCGAGACGGGCGACTACACCAGCGCACTGTCGCGGGTCGGGATCGAGGAAGACCACCCGTACGTCGACGCGGTCCTCGGGCTGCGGGATCTGATCGTGAACGGCGACTACACCCCTGCGGTGCGCCGTCAGTTCGGGATCGAGGAGGACCACCCGGTCGTCGGTGCTGTTCTCGGCGCCCGCGACGGAATCCTCGCGGCACAGGCGAATCTCGACGCGGCGGGCACGTACGCGTCCGAGATCGACTGGGGTGGTGTCGGTGCGCAGATCGGCACCTCGCTCCTCTCTGAGTGGGGCAACGATCTGCTCGGCATGGTGGGGCTCTCGAATCGATTCGAGGGCATGAAGCTCGTCGACGACACCGGCCGCCGCCGTTCCGACGAGGCCGGTGCACGGAACGAGGCCAGTTTCGACGACGGCCCGGCCGGCGACCCGGATCCGGCCGGCGACTCCGGCACCGCTCCGGCGTCGGCGGCTGCCCCGGCACCGGTCGACCCTGCCGGCGATCCGGAATCCGTTGTCGACGCCGTCAAGCGGGCGTTCGCACCGCTCGGATGGGACACCGGCGAGCAGTGGGCCGCGGTCGACTTCATCGTCGGCAAGGAATCGAGCTGGAACCCGCTCGCGCGTAACCCGCAGTCGGGTGCGTTCTCGCTGTTCCAGTTCCTCGGCTCGACGAAGGGCCAGTACCTGCCCGACGAGAACCCCGATCCGTACATCCAGGGGCTCGCGGGCCGGGACTACATCCGGGACCGCTACGGCGATCCCGTTCGGGCGCGGTCGTTCTGGGAGAAGAACGGCTTCTACGACCAGGGCGGAATCGCGCGCGGCAAGGGCTACCTGCTCAAGGACATCATCCATCCCGAGCGGGTCCTCTCGCCGCGGCAGACGGAGACGTTCGAGCAGCTGATCCCGATGCTCGACCGGATGCAGCAGTCGACCACCGCGCCCGCCGACGTCATGCCGGCGTCGGCTCTGTCGTCCCTCGAGTACGCGCCCGTCGGCGCCGAGGGGGACACGTTCCACGTCTACGGAAAGGCGGACAGAGAAACGATGAACGAGGTCGGTATCTGGTCGAACCAGCGCACGCGCAGCCGCCGCTACGACAGGGGGCAGCGGTGAGCCTGGTCGACTCCGTCCGCGCCCGTGGGGTCGATGGATCGGTGTGGCCGCTCGGCGGTCCACGCAACCTCGCGAAGGATGCGTGGATCGTCGGCGGCCTCGACGCGCTGTTCGTGCCACCGCCGTTCACCGCGGCACGCACATCACGCGCATACCAGATCGGTTCGACACCGAGGATGACGAAGGTCGAGGAACGTCTACTCGACTTCCGGGTGCGGCTGCAAGGCCGCACCCGGAGCGACTTCGAGCAGCTGCTCGCCGCGTGGAACCGCGCCTGGTCGAAAGACGCCGATCTCGACCTCGACACGAGGACCGAGACCGGCGGCACCCGCACGATCAGCCTGCGTCTCGACCGGCAGATGAAGCCCGCGAGCCGAATCTCGATGCAGGCCCGCAAGCTCGACCTCGAGATGGTTGCGGTCGCGTGCTGGCCGTACCTGCGATCTGGGATCGACGTCGAAAAGTTCAAGTGTCCGGCCGGCACACACGAGGGCACCATCCTCGTGTCGAACCCGACGGACGTACCGCTGTGGGTGGAGTGGGGCGGCACCGCGGGCCGCTGGTTCCTGCCCGACGCACTGTCGGGCCGCGTCGTGCCGATCCCGGTGCAGAACGACGTGTGGAAGGTCCGCACCCGGCAGAACTTCGAAACGCTGTCCTCGGCGTCGGGGGAGTTCGTATGGCCGAAGATGCGCGGCGTCAACTTCCAGTTCGAAATCCCGCCCGGCACACCGCCGACCGAGATTCCCGTGCGCGTCGAGAACGCGCCGACGAAGGCCGAACTGCGTGTGTTCATGCCGCGGTACCACCAAATGCCCTGGGGGTGATCCATGAGCGTCGATCTCGACGCGGGCCTCGCGGCCATCGATGCCCGGTTCGAGGCGGAACAGGCCGCGAGCAACGAACGCGACCGGGTGTTCATCTACGACCGGAACCTCGAGCTCGTCGGCGAGGTCTTCGGCGAGAACGACGCCGACTGGGAGGACATCTGCAACGACGCCGGCGAAGCCGCGGTCACCATCCCCGGCGAGGACGACCTCGCGCAGTGGCTCATCGACGCGCAAACCGTCGACCACGATGTGTTCCTCGTCTTCCAAACCCCCTGGAAACGTGAGTGTTACAAGGTCAAGGACATCGAGATCGACGAGGACGACCACGGCAACATGGTCGTGCGGCCGATCGCGCTCCACATCCTCGACGAGGCCAAGCACTGGCAGTGCTGGCCGAACACGATGGCACCGCTGGCAGCGCAATTTCCCAAGTCCGACACCCAATTCGGGAACGCGATCAAGGTGATCAAGGGGTACGCCCACCGGAACCTGCTGCGCGAGCAACAGCCCGGGTGGATCCCGTTCTTCGACATCTGGAACGCGGCGAACTGGAAAGCCAACTTCGACAACGCCAAGTGGCCGATGGTGATGATCCCGTACATCGCCGAACGCGACGGGGTCGCCGAGTGGTGCGCCCTCGACTCCCGCATGGACAACTTCTATGACCTGGTCATCCACACCCTCGAGGACGCGGGCCTGCAGCTCACCGGCGACGTGTGGTTCCCCGGCGATCCGCAACCCTGCCCGAGCCACTTCATTCTCGATCGGCCGACCCTCGTGTTCGACGTCGTCCGGCGGCGCGTCGCCGCGGGCATCACCGGAACCATCGCGGATCCGATCCGCGACCTCGTGCGGATCATCGCCCCCGACGGCACCTCGGAGACGGTGACGATCGCGGATCCGAACGACGACCCGAACAACGCCGACCCCACGGCGCCGTGGGTGATCCTCCGGCGCGGCCAGCACGTCGGGCTCCGGTCGAAGATGACGATCCACAAGCCGATCGAGCACACCATCACCACGGGCGGGAAGAGCCCCGACGCCATCAACCAGGGCGCGAAACTGCTGTCGAACATCCTGCTCGGGCTGCTCGGCACCGCGATCGGCATGCCCTGGCTCACGCTCGGCATCTTCGACAAGGCCGTCGAGGACGTCATCCTCGCGTGGGCGATCTTCACCGACCACCAACGCAAGGCCCGCATGGGCCGCTACTCACACAAGTCCGGATTCGAGACCGGCGGCGGCGTCGCAGTCTCCCCATCCGGGCTGCAAGTCGGCCGCGTCGGGCTCCACAAGGCTCGCGGGTACGTGAGCTTCGCCGCCGAGGTCGACGACGCTGCCCCACACGTCATGGGCCGGCATATCGACGTCGGCATCAGCGCCGGATTCGAGGTCGGCAATCGCATCTGGCTGTCGAACATTTCCGCCGGCCGCCGCTCCTGGTCCCGCACCCAGGCACCGGCATGGCAGATCGCAGTCGGCGACTACCGCGCCCTCGAGCCGGACGGCACCCGCGCACTGCGCTACATCGGCACCCTGACCGGCGCGGTCCGGCAGATCTCGAGCTCAACCTGACAGGAGCATCCACGTGCCCGAACCCGATCCCGATCTCAATGCCGAACTCCTCGCTGCGATCCCACCGGACATGCACCCGTACGCGTACGTGTTCATGCACCCGTCGATGGAGGGCGTGACCCCGAAGTTCGAGCCCGACGAGATGAACGCGCTCGGCCGGCACCTCGAACGGCTGGGATTCCGGCCCGTCGCCGAGCAGCTCGACCGGTACGAGCCGCCGAAGTCCGGGCCGATCCACCCCCACAACCCGGGCAAGTGGATCCCGAAGTCCCGGCCGCGTTCGGCGGCAGCCCCGACGGTCGCCGAACGGTTCGTCGCGGCGATCGGCCAACTATCCGAGGGCGACCGCACCGAAGTTATTGCGTCGCTGACCGATTCGAAGGAGACCAGCGGATGACCGTCACCTTGCCCCCGCGCCCGGCGTTCGACGAAAAGTGGATGCTCAGCCTGTCCCGATCGAGCCGCTTCGGCGCGGCCGTCACGAACGCTCTGTGGCACACAGAGGAAGGCAACGCGACCGCGGTCGCGCTCGCCCTGTATTGCGGCAACCCGGCGAACAATGCGTCGTACCACGACATCGTCCGGGACCGGATCGTCGCGCACGTCGTCGACGACGATTTCGCGTCGTGGTCCGCGCTGGCAGCGAACCCGTACACCTACAACCTGTGTTTCGCGGGCTCGCGCGCTGCCTGGTCCGAGGCGCAGTGGATGGCCCGCGCCGACGACATCCGCATCGCGGTGTGGCTGACGCTCGAGGTCGCCCGCCGCAAGGGCACCATCGCGACCGAGATCATCGCGCTCGGCGGTGGCCGGTACCGCGGCCGGATGTCCGGCATCGCCGATCACTACTACGTGACCACGGTCCTCGGGATCGGCAATCACACCGACCTCGGCATGAACTTCCCGTGGTGGTTCGCCGCGCAGGTCCTCGCCGAGTACCTCGCCCCGGCGCCGCTGCCGGCGCCCGTGGTGCCCGCGATCGACGAGGAGATCCGCCGGATCCGCGAGGTGAACGACTGGCTCGGCGCCCGGATCACCGTCGGCGAGAACGACTGCCGGGGTGACCGCGGCGGCAAGTGGGTCAAGCTCGAGAACGGCCAGGCGTACTGGTCGGCGCAGACCGGCGCGAAGATCGTCCCGAACGCGCTGCTCGATACGTACGGCCTCTACGACTGGGAGGTCGGCCCGCTCGGCTACCCGATCGGTGACCACACCGTCCTCACCGAACCTGCGACTGGGACGGCATGGGGCGACGTCCAGCACTTCGAGGGCGGCACCCTGTACCGCCGATACAGCGCCGACCGCGGCTGGTGGGTCCACGGACTGATCTACGCGACGTGGCGGCGCAGCGGCCTCGAGAACGGCCCGCTCGGCTGGCCGACCTCGGACGAGGTCGTGCTCGACAATGGCGACCGGGTCCAGCACTTCGAAGGCGGCGACATCTACTGGTCGCCCACTGGCACCGTTGCGCTCAAGCCGGTCGACGGCCCCGATCAGCACTTCCCGATCTCGCACTGACGTCGCGGGCACTACCACTCCGAACCCATTCCGGGCCCCGGTCGACGCCGGGGCCTGGCCGTCGAAGGGACTTTCATGACCACCTCGGACGCATCCATCACCGTCGGCGTCGAAGTCGTCGGCGCCCACTCGATCGACTCCCGCGCCTTCTGGCTCGACCTCACCGACCGCACCGTCCGGACATTCCTGCAGAACGTCCTCGTCTTCCTCAGCGTCGGAACGACGATCCTCGAGGTGTCCTGGATAACCGCGCTGTCGTCGGCCGCGCTCGCCGCGCTCGTCTCGTTCCTGCTGGCGTTGTCGACCGCGACCGCGATCAGCTCCGGCAACTTCCTGATCGACCTCGCCGACCGCGTCGGCCGAACATTCGTCGGCGCCCTGGTCGGCGCGATCCCCGCGACCGGCACGCTCGCCGACATCGACTGGCAGGCGGCACTGTCCATCGCCGCAACGACCGCGATCGTCTCCGCAATCACCTCGATCCTGTCGATCAACCTCGGCACTGCGAAGGGGCTGCCGTCCCTCGCCCCGGTCCAACCAGATGTGATCGCGCTGCCGGACACCTCGAGCGGCTCTGACACCACGATCACCGTCGGCATCGATCCCGATCAGGTGCTGTCGCGCGAGCAGGCCGACCAGCTGGCGGGCCGCCATCGCAGCCGCCGCTACGACGGGCGGTAACCGATGGGCCTGAGCGCGGTGGACATCACGGCGCTGCTCACCGCCTCCGGCGCGAGTGGTGTCGTCGGCGCCGTCGTCAACGGGATGTTCGCGCGCCGAGCGACGACTGCGGCCGCCGCGAAGGACGCCGCGGAAGCGTCGAAGGCCGCGGCCGAAGCCTCCCGCGCCGGAACCGAGGAAACGAAGCTCGACGCAGAAGCCGCCGAGATCATCGCCGACACCGCGGTGCGTCTCGTCGCTCCACTCGGCGAGCGAGTGACGCGACTCGAGACCGAGGTCGGCGAACTGCGAACGGAGAACGCAGAGATCAAGGCAGAGAACGCCGACATCAAATCCGAGAACGCCGAGACCCGAACACTGCTCACCTCGGCACTCGATTTCATCCGGACGCTCCTCGAGTGGATCGAGGCCCGGATACCGGGCCAATCGCCGCCTGAGGTGCCCGCGAACTTGCGAAAGGGGGTGCACGGTGACGTCACCTGACCAGTGGTCGTCTGGCCAACCGGATTCAGGCTGGGGCGACATGCGGGAGATGGCAGACCAGTTCATCAGGGAGTTCTTCGGCAATTGGCTCTCTGGCAACTACACACCCCTCGACACCTTCCGCGACGGGCAGCGAGACGTTGAGTGGCGCCTCGACGAGCTCGAAAAGGTTTCGGGCTACTGCAATCTCGTGATGTCGAAGAACTGGAACGTCAATGGCGGCGGCCTGAATGGCTTCGCGCGCGCGATCCCCTTCGACACACCGATGGGCCCAGAGCCGAAGAACGCGAGGCCCTTCAAGGGTCTCTTTCATGGCTCCGGAGACGAGCGATACGGGATCCTGATCGAGAAGCCCGGCACTTGGCGACTGGACGCCCAGGTCACCACGGACGGCAAGGGCAGCCTCGACGCAGGCATACCCGCCCAGATCTACCTGTCCGCGTGGAACAGAGACACCCGACGCCTGTACTCGGAAAGGCGATTCGACGCCACTCTCGAGTACATCAAGGTCTCGAACACCATCTCTCACACGATCGTTGTCCCCGAGGCACTGGCCGGAAAGATCGTTGTCTGCGTGTCATTCGCCCACGGTCAAGGCCGATGGATGGTGCTCGGCGGTGACCGCTGGTCCGGACTGAGCGTCAACCGGTGGGACCTCGACGCGAGCGGCCCCGGCAACGACACAACAGATCCGGTGGACGGAGGAAACTATGACTGACCTTCACGCCGACATCACCGACATCGCGGGCGGCCGTCGAGATGGCACCGCGACGATGACGTCGATGGTGCTACGGCCGGCGTACTCGCGATCAGGAACGATCGCTCCGGTCATTCCGCACCAGGTCAGAATCACCGACGGCACGTTCACCATGACGAACCTCGATCCGGGCCCGGCAACGCTCGAGATCAGCATGGGAGCGTGGGTCGAGTCGTGGTCCGTGAACATCCCTGATGCGGACGAGACGATCACTCTGAAAACACTGCTCGACAACTACGTTGAGTATGAACCGGGCGTGGTGTCAGAGACCCGGGCGAACGCGGACCGCGCAGAGGCCAGCGCCGTCCGCTCCGAGAATGCAGCTGACCAGGCTGTGGCCGCTGAGCAGTACGTGCAGGGCGTTGTCGCTGATGGTGCGGCCGCTGTCCGCGCTGAGGTGAGCACCAACGCCGACGACGCCCGCGCCGCAGCGGCTGCGACCGCCGCAGACAGAGCCGCGACTGGCGAGGACCGAGCGGCGACGGGCGACGACCGGACAGCAACCGAGAACGCGAGCTCAGATGCTCGCTCGCGGGCAGAAGCCGCCGCGGTCGCGCGAGGCGCTGCCGAGGATGCCCGTGATGATGCATCCGAACACCGCCAGGCAGCGGAGGCTGCGGCCCAGACCGCGAGCGAGCACGAGGACGCAGCACGTTCGGCCCGGGCGGGCGCCGAATCCGCGGCCGACACAGCCGCAGCCGACGCCGCCTCGATCGTTACGACTGCCCTGCAGCAGGCCGTGGCCGCCGACCGGCAGGCGGCCGAGACAGCGCGGGCGGGTGCGGAATCTGCTGCCAGTACGGCAGCGGCCGACGCAGCCGGCCAGGTGACAACGACGCTGCAGCAGGCCGTCGCTGCCGACCGGCAGGCTGCGGAGGCCGCCCGCGGCGGTGCCGAGACCGCGGCGACGACGGCCCGTGGCCACGAGGACGCGGCCGAGGGTTTCGCAGAGGCCGCCGACGCATCGGCTCAGGCCGCCGATGCCGCACGCCAACTCGCCGAGGATGCCGCCGAGAACGCGCAGCAGGGCGCACCGTCGGGAGGGTGGCTGCGGACCCATCTCGCGCCAGACGTCCAGGACGCTCTGTCGCGTGCCGACAACGCCCTCACCGGTGTTCCGGCGGCGACTGACCAAGCACGCGGCGGCATCAAGATCACCGGGGTTCTGGCCGGGACGGCGGAATCACCAGATCTCGCGTCGGGCGCTGTGAACTATGGGCACCTGGCGGAAGCCGTGACGGACGACATCATCAAGGGTGCGGGAATCGCGAACGCAGTCGAGTTCTACGGTGGTTGGCCCTACGAAACGATGACTGCCGAGGTGAAGGCCTCTCTGGACAAGGCGGACTCCTCGTATCAGAAGCCAGCCACCGGCATTCCCAGGACAGACCTCGACGCGGAGACCAAGCAGAAGATCGACGACGGGTATGTGAAGCCGGGGGCCGGGATCCCCGCCGCGGATTTGGCAGAGCCTGTCCGGAACGACCTCAGTAAGGCGGCGACCGCCATGCAGGGATCGAAGAACGGCACACCTGCCACCTTCAAGGTATGGGTCGGTACCGAGGCCGAATACAACGCGGCGACGAACAACGGCGCGAACGAGGCTCCAAACACGATCTATCTGCGGGGCGCGTGATGGCCGGCAAGATCAGCGTTCCGGGCGTAGGCCAGATCAAGAAGGTCGGCGCTGGCGGGATGGCAGTCAAGAGGATCAGCAGCGGCGGCGCCGTGCTCTGGACGTCCTCCCCTCCGCGGCAAGGCGTGCTCAAGTCCGGCACGCAGCAGCTCCCGCAGAACAACTACGAGAAGGTGACCGGGTTCAAGATCGACCCGGAGTTCCCCGATACCGACATCGCGGCCGCGGTCGCTGCAAACGGGCTCCTGGTCAGTGGGCGCGCGGCATTCGTGGCCGAGGGCACCATGGCGACGTCCTCGTCCGCCAACCAGAGCCGAGGCGTCCAGATTCGCGGCAGTGGCGCGGTCCTCGGCACAGCAGATGGAACGAGCGCCACGAGTTCGCGGACCGCGAAGGTGGTCGTTCCGGACGGCACAGACGTCCTGCTCGAGCTGTACGCGAGCGCGGGGTCGTCCATCACCTCGTACCGAGTCCTCGCCGCCGACACCACGAAGCTCTCCTACCGGACGGGTGGCTACTACGAGCAGCTCACTCCGCTGACCCTGGCCCGAGACCAGATCACCGAGGCGACCCTGACGGCGAACGCCGCGACGGAGTGGCCGCGCGTTCCCGGTTCCGGCATCTTCCTCGAGGCGGGAACCTACGAGCTGATCTGGGGGCTGTTCACGGTCGGCTGGGGTGCGTACTGGTCCGTCGGCTGCCGGGTGGGTGACGAGCCGAATCAGGTGGTTGCAGGGGCGGCGAGCAGCAATTCCTGGAACCGGCCAGTCCAGACAATTACGGTGCCGTCCGCTCAATTCGTCGTGCCGACCGTGAAGTCCAGCAACAGCAGCGATTTAGCCATCGACGCGGGCCGCCTCAGCCTGTTCATCTCGAAGGTCTAGGCAGTAACGATGAAGCCCCAACCATTCGGAAGTTCCGAAAGGTTGGGGCTATTCGTCGCTTCAGGCGGGCAGGCAGCCGGCGCTGTGATCCACCGCCGGCCCGCGCGTGGTGCCGAGCCGCGTCGGGGGTTGGCTCGGGCACACGGGATCCGACCGTAACGGGCAGCACGCGATCCCACGGTGACTGTGTGCCACCTCTCACCGGCCGAGATACCGCGAGCGTCGTGCTCAGCAAGATCGAGACCATGGCAATCACGGAAGCACTGACCAGACCTGCTCGCCGAACGCATCACTCAGTGCATCGACGCCAGACCCCCAACCGTCGAGAGTGAGCCTGACACCCGACCTTGTCGACCATCGGTCTCCAAGGAACGACCGTCGCGCGCGCACACCCATGAGCGGCTGATGTTCGACAATCGATGGTTTGAGGACGCGCAATGGCTATAGTTCGGCTCGTGGCAGAAGAGTTTTCGGTCAAGTTCGATGGTGATGCGCTCGAAAATCACACGATGGATGTGCGAACGTTGGCACCATCGTTGCTGGCGCTTGGTGACGCCTTCCAGGCAGCGAATGATGCGTTGTTGATCTCGGGACCAGGAGTAGACGAGGTCCCAGCGCTCCAGATCCGAGCCACTCGTCAGGGGTCCTTCGACATTGACTTGGTCATCGGCGCTCTCTCCTCGACTACCTCAGCTGCGGCAGCGAACGGCTTAGGCATCGCAAGCGTCACGGGCAGCTTCTTGTTTGGGCTCGTCAAAGCGACACTGAAACTCATTCAATGGCGCGCCGGGCGTGTGATTTCGGAGACGGCCTTTAATGACAGGATGATCACCTACGTCGACACTAATGGGCACAGACTGGAAGTGCCGGTCGGAGTGGATGTGCTGATCGACAATGGGCCATTCAGGGCCGCGATCAGCAACTTTACGCAGCCACTTGAGGTGGACGGCATCGATGAAGTGTCATTTTCGGACCGTAGCGAGGGTGAGCGGTCGCTTGTGATTGCCGAATCCGATCGTGAGAGTTTCCGCTACCAGTCGCAGGCCACGGTCCTTGACCGGTCGACGCGGGTGGCTACCGTCAAGGTGGAGACTGTGCAGCTGAGTTCAGACAGGGACCGTAAGTGGAGATTCTCGGAGGGCGGCGAGACGTTCACTGCCGCAATGAAGGACTCAAGATTTCTTCTCGCGGTGCGGTCGGGGCGAACCCCCGTGGGAGCCGATGACGTTCTCAAGGTTCGCATGGAGGAAGTTGTGATCAAGCGGCCTACTGGCGGCGTACGTGTCGAGCGGACGGTGGAGGAGGTCATAAAGCACGATCGCGCGCTGATCCAAGGTGAGCTTGACTACGATTTCGGCGCATAACGCAGGGCCGAGAACGAGGAAGCCCCCGACCATCCTTGTTATGGTCGGGGGCTTGCCGTTTCGAGGTCCTCCGCCTACCTGGATGTTATCGCGGCAACCTCACAGTAGGCTGCCTGGATCCGCTTGATGCACATGAAGATCGTTAGGACGAGATGCAGTGCAAACGCAGCGAGCGCCGATGAAAGCGGAGCGGGAGCACCCTCGGTTCCGTCGGTAAGCGTTACGGCGACAACTCCGAGACCGGTGGTCAGAACTCCAATGACGACCGCATAACAGACATTTGAGAAGATCTGATCGATCAGCTCGAACAGAGTCGAAGACCTATCAAATCTGGAATCGTCGCTAATCTGCACCCGTAGTTGGAAGACGAAGATCACGAGCGCGAAGAGAAGGGCGGTAAAGACGGCAAGGCCGCCGAGGTAACCCCCAATCTCTGATAGTCGCACCCCTAGTAGCCACATCGCCACACCAACGGCGATGGGAACAACGTAGAAAACCGCGAAGTCGGAGCGCTGCAGCCGACCTGAGGTGTCGTCGCGCAGCGTATTGAGATGCGCCTTGACGGTCGGAATGACGCTAAGCTTGCTCTCCATCCTTGACATCCTTGACCACCAGTTTCCGTGCTAGGTCTTCCTCAGTCCACGCTCCGATTGAGTCTGTTTCAGACCACTCTAGCTTCAGCCGCTTGAAGAGGTCGCCGGCGCGATCAAACGCGAAGTTGCAGAACTTGTTCAGGTCCCACGCATCCTCTCCAGGCCTGGTGATTTGAAGGCTCAGGCTTGGGCTCTTCTCCCGCCCCAAAATGAAGGTCTTAGTCTGATTGTTGTACGACATCGTGATCTCAACGGCGGATGCTTCCTCATCATCGTTAAACGCCAACAGTTGACCGGGCTTCAGCGCCCCTGCGGTAAGCCGGTCGTAAATCGATCGTGCGATGAACTTCTTACCCCGCATCGGCACGAGCGTATGAGCTAGTTCGCCGACAGGTTCTGTGACGACCGGCTTTGAAGATGGCAGGTTGCCTGCCTTGTCGGAACTCTTCTTGATCGCGTGTGCACTAATTCGAGTTACCTGAGCGTGTTTCAACCACGCTTCGGTCTCGACTATCGATTCCGTCTCGAGAATGTAGTCGGGGTACGCACGTCTGAACTTCTCCGCGAAGAGGTCCAGCACGCGCACAACGCCAGACCGACCCTGCGCGCGTTCTATGAACACAAGGGCGCTTGTCCCTCTGGGGGGCAGCAGCATGACGCTCTGGGTGGTGACGGACCGGGCATCGTTCTTGGTGAACTTCCCTGACTCGGTCATTGTCGTGACATCCGTCAAGGTCCCTTCCTCACCGAACTGACCAACCTCGAACGACATGCCAACGGTCCGCCCTATTGGTTCCAAGGCGACCGGGTTGGCGAAACTTTCAGTCGCCGTCTTGATTAGCTCCTTTGGGCCGAGCTCTCCAGCGAAGAAGTGGAAGGCATGCAATAGATCCACTCCGCCTGGAAGATTCGTCAGATCGAGCGGAGTTTTGCGGTCCCCCTTCGGATGGGCCCAGAGCCGGGTAACTGTCATCGTTCTACGTGGCATTGCGGAGCGTCTTCCCCTGTTCTACGGACGCTTCGACCACCTCATGGGTAGCGCCGAATGGACCCGCAACCCGCGAACTGGCACACCAATTCGAGGCGAACTAGACTCATGATGTCGACCAAAGACAATTCGAGCCCTGCTGGAGTCCGCTCCGGCAGGGCCTCGGCGTTTCCGGGCCGAACCTTTCGACCCGTGCACAGCATACCGCCGGGTTTGTAAATCGGACAGGATCTGGGCTACCTTCTCAGGCTGTCGTCGCTGAGCGAGTTTCGGCCACCACCCGGTCCAGTTGCCGGCGAAGCCCCATGAGGCGCCGAGTCCGGCGCGGATTTGTTTGGTGCGAGGGGTGGAACCATCTCCACACCGGCCGCGTCCAACCTCACGTGGATGAAACCGCCGCCTGGCACCTTGCACTGTGGGAGATCGAGATGCAGAGCTACTTCGCTGAAGACGAGTAGAGGGGCGTTCGCGTCTTCCCTCCGCGGCGCCCCTCTGGCTCGTTGCCCGCTTCCTTCGGGTACGTGGCGATGATATCCTACGATCGAACGTGTGTGCGAGAATGAGCTGGTGCCGAGTACGCGCGGGCGCGCCGAAGCAGTGCCCGAGCGGGCACCCGCTCGGGTCCGGCAGCGTGTTCGTCGGCTGGCTCGCGTGCGGATGCACCGAGAGAGGCGGTCACCGCACCTACGACTGCAGCCAGTGCAGTGCCGTCATCTACCGCCCGTGGTCGCGTTGCAGACGCTCATGCGTCCGGACGGTACTTCCCATACACGCCGCTGCTGTCGCCGTCGAGGTAGAGCTCGTTCTCTCGATCAGCGCGGGCTGCGATCTCGGCAGCCGCGCTCGCTGAACGTCGGCGCCGGCGCTCGGCGAGAAGAAGCCCGGCACCGCCGCCGACGATGACCCACACCAGCGCGCCGCCGTACGCGCCGATCGTCATGCAGCCGGTCAATCCGAGGGCCGCGACCGCAATGACGATCCACGCGACGACGTCAGCGGTCCCGGGTTGGCGCGTCACTCCGCACCGTCCAGGTCGGTGCGTGATCCTCGGCCGGGCCGATTTGCGTGCCACGCGTCGATCGTTGCGGGCAGCCAGCCGTAGTTCCGGCCGACCTTCGCGTCCGGCTCGGGGAGGTAGCCGCGTCGGTCGTAGCTTTTGATCGTATCGAGGCTGTACCCGTACCGCTCGGCGATCTCACCGCGGCTCAGATATTCGATCATCGTTCCGACCGGACGGCGGGGCGCTTGAGTTCGTGCCGCACGATCGCAACGGTGGTGATCGCCCACGCGGTGCCCCACACCGCTGCACGGGTGGGGGTGAAGTCGTTCGCGAGCAGTGCGGCGGCCAGGCCGGTGAACACGATCAGGCCCGCGACGGGCGGGGTCATCAGTCGTTTCATGTCGTCCTCCTTCGTTCGATTGTTGCGCGTGATCCGAGAGAGCGGGAGACTGACCGGTGGGGGACCGGCCCGGCTCCTACGGGCCGGTCCCCTTTCGGCTATCTCTTCCAGTGTTTGCCTCGGCGTTTGCGGCGCTTTGACCTCCACTGTCGGAGTCGGTGCTTTATCCCTTCCCGGTAGGCGAACCACCATGCGGTGGCCATTGCTACTGCGAAGTAGATATCCGACTTGTCGGGCATCCCTGCTCCCACTCTCTTGAATTGTTGTGAGGCTGTTTGCCTTACAAGAAATACCTTACCCCCTTAAGGGTTTCATGTCCACCCTGGGCGGCCACTCGACATGGACTTCCGTCTAAGTTGGGTCGACAACCGCGGCTGGCGATTGTGGAGGGGGTCTGCGTGGAGATTGACGAGGAGTGGGCTTATCGGAAACGCGATCAGGATCCATCGGAGCGCGTTCGCATCCTTGCGATAGAGAAGAAGAGGCAGGGCTTTCGGGCCGACGTGGAGTTCCTCGACGGCGAGCGCGTCGGGGTGCGCGAGAACGTCCCGGGCCGGCGCCTCAAGGCGCTGTGGAGCGATGTTGCTGCGTATGACCACCAAATGGCGGAGTGGGAGCGCCTTCGCGAGATCACGCTGACTCCGGTGGAGGACTATGCGGTGATCGTCGCGCTGGAGAGCCTGATTCCGCCAGGGATTGCCGAGCATCATTACGGGCCGGTTGAGGCGATGACGGTCGTGACGGACCGAGAAGCGTTAGAGGGGCTACTCGCCGAACCTCTCGACTTCGTGCTGGGCCGTTGTGAGTGGTTGGTCGACGATGATGGGGCAACGGTTGTCTCGCCGCGAGGGACGTTGCTTATCGCTGAACTCGCGTGCAGAAAGAACCCAATGCCGATCCTCGACAACGTCATCGAAGAGGAGAAGAAGGCGCGCCACTACTCGAAGCATGGACGAACTGAGCCTGGACGCGGTGGCGAGGACGAGAGACGCTACTCGGCTGAGGAGGAGCACGAATGGTACCTCCAGTGGACTCGTCCACGGCACGAGATTCTCCGGCAGTGGTGCGGTCACCGTCCGGTTGTGTTACAGGAGCGGCTGATTGCGGCCGAAGCGGAGGTGCAACGGCTCGACGAACTGCTGACGAGAGTCCTGGACTGCCTTGAATCCACAGGTGACTCGAATGCGCGGGTCTTTACGCGCGAGCACGTTGAGGATCGGGTTACGCCCGAGAACATCCGGCCAGTTGTCGAACGTCCGCTCGGCTGGTGGGATGTTCCTGCTCCTCCGGAGCGGCGCCACTTCAGGCGCCGGTGGTGGTGACGAGGTGTGCTGACGGGCCTACATCTTCAGCGTGATGGAGTGGTGGTGGAATGGCGGCCGCTCAGTTTGCAGCACCCGGTCGTATCCGACGCTCCTCGGTTCAAGATTTGCCGTCTGGACCGGTCTCGCACAGCTTCAACGTCGGCGTCTACTTGGTTGCGGCCGTGTTGATCTGCGCCGCAATCTTGCGGAAGTCGCCTTCCTTCTTCGCCTTCTCCTCGAACGTCATGACCTCACCATCGGCGAACTGGATTGTCAGGTAGACGTTGCTGGACTTCTTCTTCGCCATCGCGCCGATGATCGTCCCAACGCCTGGCGCGATGACCGTTCCGACCGCCATGCGGGTGCCAGTCGTCCGGCGCTGCGTCCCGCCGACCTCCACGATTGCCGATGCGCCCGAAAGGGGCTTCTTCTTGAAGCCTTTTCGGAAGTCGGTGCCGATCACTGACCACCCGTCGACGCTCGCCACTGTTCATGCCCTTTTCTCTCGGTTGTTGCGATTCGAGACATCACATCAGAGAACCGGCGAGTGCGGGCGCATATTGCATCAACAACCAGGTAATCGGGTAGGAGAACGAGTCTCGGGGGCGGCGCCCTCCTGCACGCGTACGCGGATGATCAGGGGTGGGCAGTAGGACTACGCGATCGCCCTCCACGGATCCAGTGCCTCGACCGCAGTCCGCCGCCGGCCGTCCGGCACCTTCGTGTAGATCTGTGTCGTCGATAGTGAGGCGTGGCGCAGCAGTTCCTGGACGACGCGGAGGTCGGCTCCGTCGTCGAGGAGCGTCGTGCCGTACCAGTGGCGTAGGCCGTGGGCTGTGCGTTGAATCCCGGCTCGCCGCATCGCCTTCCCTATGATTTGACTGACCGACTTCGAATGGATGTGTTCGCCGGGGCGGGTCGCGTTCGCTGGGAACCACCACCCGCGCGCCGGCATTGTTCGGGACGTGGCGGCGATGATCCGGTGCAGGGGGAGCGGCTTCACCTTTCCGCCTTTGCCGTGCACGGTGACGATCTCGCGCTCGTGGTCGATGTCCTCGCCGCGGAACTTCGCTATCTCGTGGACTCGTAGCCCTTGTAGGGCGCCGAGAAGGATCATCACCCGGGTGCGGTGATGCATGTTGCTCGAGAGCAGGCGCATGAGTTCCGAGTCGGCGATCGCGCGTGGTACCCGGTCCGGCTGCTTCGGTGATCCCACCTTCACCATCGGGTTGTCGACCCGGTACTCCTGGAGTTGCAGCCATTTGAACCACGCTGCGAGATATGCGTGGTAGGTGCAGTGTGTCGACCGTGACCAGTCGTCCGCGTGGGAGCTGTACCAGCGCACGACGTGCAGTGGTGTCGCGTGGGCCGGGTTGATGCCGGCCTCTGTCTCGAAGATCCGAAGCACTCGAATGCGCTCGGACACTGTCACGTCGGAGAGGCGCGCGGCGTACTGCCAGACCTCCCACTCGTCGATCAATGGGTTGCCCGAAGTCATGCCAGGGTTATTTATCCCATTTGTAACTTCCGTCACAACAGTCGTCTCGCAAATTGGGACGATCGTCCCACTTCTTGAGCCACCCCGGAGGGTCATGCCGCTTCCCGTCGGCGTTCCCGCCGCTCCGGTCGGAGGGGGTGAACCGACGCACTTTTAATCCGCAGGTCGTAGGTTCGAGCCCTACTGGGGGCACCGCTCGACCCCCGTCTGGCCCATTGGGTCCGGCGGGGGTTTCTTGTGTGCCGAGGATCCATCCGGCCGGGATGCGGGTGAGAATTCGACACGCTTCGCGATGGCAACAACGTCCCGTGGCTTCGTCCGGTCCGTCTCCCCCCCCCTGGACGAAATCCTCGTCGACCACGCCGAAAGCTGGCTCGGTGTCGATGGTGCAGAGTTTTCGTTCTTGATCGCCGAGGAGGTGACGGAGGGCTCATGTCAACCTTCTCTCGGTAGCGGTCACTCTGTTGCCGCGGGCGGTCATGGTGGTAGGCGGCCCATAGTCTGCTCGAGTCGATCGCCATCAGGGGTGGTCGAAGTGACGGCGTCACCCTGCTCCATGAGCGGACGCTTCGCCGTCCAATCGCGGCTTCCAGACCTACCGCCGACTGCGACGCCCTGCAGTCTCATTTCGACATCCTGGGCAGGGCCTGTCTCGTTCACGAATGCGAGCACGAATGCGAGCAACTGCCCGCGTCCGCGATAGACGCTCCAGGTCATGACATCTGCTTCGGTTGGTGAATCTGGCGATCACACCGTAGGAGACGAGTGTGACTCGGCGGCGGATATCACTACCGCGTCGACTACTGCTGGTGGTGTGCGGCGAGCGGACTCCCTGTTCGACGACGATGAGTCCGCGTTCGATGCCATCCGGCGGGTTCACGACGACGGTACTGAGCGTCGGTCACTGCGTAGGCTGCAGAGGGCCACCGGCTACGTGCGGTAGGAGGACTTCGCCAGGATCGTCGAGCCGTCGAGCGCGCCATCGCATCGACTCGAAACAGCAGCCACGACATCAACCAAGGGTGCAGCTCTCCGAGTCCTCGTATCGCGATTCGCTCCATTCTTTACCTTTGCGCTGCAGTACAAAAGTAAAGAATCGAGTGTGCTGCAGTTTTCCCGGTTCCGAAAGTTCGCATTCGTGCAGGTGGTCTTGGGTGTTTCGACTAAGAGTCCGAGTGGCTTCCTGTCGAGCGTTTGACAGCACGAGCGAACTCAACTCGACCCTTTGAGAATTCGGAAAACCTACTGCCCGGTAGAATTACGAATTTGGCACAAGTTTCATTTCCCGTGATCTAGCGTGATCCGCATCACGATGCCGTATCGAGCCCGGCAGCGATGTGATGCGACTTTCTCCACGAGGGCCATCAACCCGAACGAAGGACGAGCATGCAGGTGAAGACAAAGCTGTCGGCCGCAGGTGCGATCGCGGGTGCAGCAGCAATGGCGTTCCTCGGCACTGGCGTTGCCAATGCCGCCCCCGCGTTGAACGCGGTTCCCACGGCGAACTACCAGATGTGTGGCACCGTCTACACGGGCGGTTCCTGGGTGGCCAACGCGGCACCGCCGAGCGCGGCGACCGGCGTCTCCGGAGCGACGGTCAAGGGCACGCTGTACAACTCGGGCGGCACCAAGGTCACCGACTACAGCACCACCACCGACGCCAACGGCCGCTACTGCATCCAGGGCACCTCAGCTCTCGTCTCCACTGTGACCAGCGGCGGTTACGTCAAGCTCGAGACGCCGGGTAGCGGCACCACGCCGGCGAACCAGTGGGAAACCGCCGGAATCTACGAGTCCGACTTCTTCGACCACCTGTACACGTCCATCGTCCCGTTCATCACGCAGTCGGCAGACCAGTTCCACATCGTCCGCTAGACACACCCCGGCGTCACCACCTGGTGGTGGCAGATCCTTGTCGAACCGGCGGGCCCGTCGCACACGTTGCGGACCCGCCGGTTCGACGGAGAATCGTCCACCCGCAAGATCAAGAGAATGGTTACCGCATGTCCGTTGATTTCTTCACTGCCCTGCGAACATTCGTCACAGGACTCGCCCCGATTCTCGGAGGCTCCCTGGACGGACTGAACGCGATGTCCATGGACTCGTCCTCGACCGGAACGGAGTAATACGTTGCTTTCCATCGCCGAAGCCACCGCCTCGCTGGGGCAGACCGTCACCCAGATGATTCCGACGCTGTACTCGGCCTTGATCGGTCGAGCCGTGTCGCTGTCTCTGGGCGTGAACGTGTGAGTGCAGAAATCAACAGAAGGGTGAACGTGTGATGTCGCTGCAAGACTTCTTCATGGACCTGCTCATCGTCGGAGCCGGGTCCTGGTTCGGGAACGACACCCCCACTGGTGTCGGGTCCAGCCAGCTTTTATTCAATTTCCTCAAGGATTTGTCGTAA